ATGACCCGTCTGGCTACGCGCTTTGGCGCATCAAATCTTATCCGTCGTGACCGTCCGTTAACCCGCGAAGAGCTATTTCGTGTAGTGCCCAGTGTTTTCAGCGAGGACAAACACGAATCTCGCAGTGAACGGTACACATATATACCCACGATTTCTCTCCTCGACAGTCTGCAGCGCGAAGGCTTTCAGCCCTTCTTTGCCTGTCAGACCAGAGTGCGTGACCCAGGTCGCCGCGAGCACACAAAGCACATGCTGCGCCTGCGTCGGGAGGGGCAAATTACCGGCAAGCAAGTCCCGGAAATCATTCTGCTCAACTCTCATGACGGCACCAGCTCGTATCAGATGCTGCCGGGATTATTCCGCGCGGTATGCCAGAACGGGCTTGTCTGCGGTGAGTCGTTTGGCGAGGTGCGTGTGCCGCACAAAGGAGATGTCGTGAGTCAGGTGATTGAGGGGGCGTATGAAGTACTGGGTATTTTTGACCGTGTGGAAGAGAAGCGGGATGCCATGCAGTCGCTGATGCTGCCGCCACCTGCACAACAGGCTCTGGCACAGGCTGCACTGACGTACCGTTTCGGTGAAGACCACCAGCCGGTGACAGCACCTCAGATACTCTCCCCACGCCGCTGGCAGGATGAGAGCAATGATCTGTGGACCACATATCAGCGTATTCATGAGAACCTGATTAAGGGCGGGCTCAGTGGTCGGAGTGCAAAAGGCGGGCGAACGCATACCCGCGCCGTGCGTGGTATCGACGGAGATGTGAAGCTCAACCGGGCTCTCTGGGTGATGGCTGAAGCGATGCTGAGTGGGTTTCAGTCCTGAGCTTGTTATCAGCATGTTAGGAAAGGACACTCCCTGTCCGTTTTACCTCCACTGGATTGAGTGTTTTTTCACCGCATTTCACGATATGCCGCGTCGGGCCTGCTTCCGGTGGCAGATAAAAAATAGTTCATTCCATGTCCATACCCTGTCCGCCCCCCTCTTTAGAATCATTTCATATTCAGTCAGTTAACTATTACGGAGATTAAAGATGACACAGGCAGAGCGCCGTCATGACCGGCTGGCTGTCAGGCTGTCGCTGATAATCAGCCGCCTGGTTGCAGGTGAAACGCTGAACATGGCGCGGCTGGCTGCAGAGTTTGGTGTGTCAGTCCGTACCCTGCGACGTGATTTTCGCGAACGGCTGATGTACCTCGACCTTGAGTATCGACGGGGGCAATGCCGCCTGCGCAGCACCGGTGGGGGCGTACAGGGGGAGCTGGATGCGCTGACCTTCGCGCACCGGGCCGGACTGGCCGATATTTTTCCGGGGCTGGACCGGCGTCTGGCGGGCATGCTGCTCACTGCAGGAGGGATGCCGTGTCTGGTATGGCAGCCGCCACAGTCTGTGTCACCGGCCAGCTCACTGGTGTTCTACCGTCTTGTTAGTGCCATTACCGCCTGCCAGCGGGTACTGCTGCTGGCCGAGGGAGAGCGCTGTGACGGGCTGGCCCCGTACCGCCTGATATCACTCGACGGCTGCTGGTACCTCACTGGTGAACTTAACGGGTATATCACCGTGCATCCACTGGCGACCATCCATGCGGTGACAGTCCTCAACACAACGTTCACTCCGCTAAAACGTCTCAGCCAGTTAACCTCACAGGCGGGCTTTATCCGGGCCCTTCCGCACTTCAGCTGTATCCGTGAAGTCCTGTCTCCTGGGCCCTCTGAGGAGGAGCCGGGCAACACACTGATTTAATTATCTCTGTTAAGAAGGAAAAGCAATGACCTGGCATTACGAGAAAAATGGCATACGTCACGACAATGTGACCGAAGACGACATCACTGGCCTGATTATGCGCGGTGAACTGACTGCATCCACTCTGGTGTGGCGACAGGGAATGGCTGAGTGGCAGCCAGTCTCCGCTACTCCGCTGGCTTCGGCGCTGCTCCACAGCACCACACCACCAGCGCTGCCGGGGAGTCGCATTCCGGGCGGAGTGGTATGGACGCTGGCATTTGCTCCCTTCATTGGTTATGCGCTTGAGCTGTGGACTGCAGGGCTGAACGGAATGTCTTTTGACGAGGCATATGAGGCTATCTCGGGCGGGCAGTACTGGTTTATCACGCTGCTGCTCAATATCGCTCTGGGGTATCTCGATGAACGACGCCTGCGTAAGGCCGGAGTGGACACCACCACGTTCGGCAAACTGGCCTGGCTGGTGCCGTTCTATTTGTGGCGTCGGGCGAAAACCCTCGGTCAGAAACCGGCTTACTTCTGGGTATGGCTTGTGATGCTAGCCCTGACCGTATGGGCCTGAATCACCGCTACCTGATACTTTCTCTGTTAAGGACCAACGTAATGAAAACACTGATTAAAATACTGGGCATTACCGGCAGCCTTCTGCTTTGTGCAGGGGCTCAGGCCCAGCCCTATAACCGGACGCTACCTGCAGTCGTCAATGACAACAACGGGAATATTTTCTGGTGTGATGCGCATCGTCAGGTTACCGGAAAATGCGAAGCCATGTCTGTTGACCGTCAGGGCGGGATGGTCACGGTGCGTTCAGCACCTTTTAAAGACTGCGAAGGCGGCCTGTGGGGCTGGATAACTATCATGCACAACGATGTGTCGAAGGGATTCACCATTACTCCGGACAAGAAATTCGGTCTCACCGTAAAAGACCTGTGCCGTCCGGGCACGGTAGTGACCTTTAAGCCCAACCAGAAGAAGCCGGAATATGACGACCTGGTGGCACTTTACCAGGGCAAAGAGCTGTTTCGCTACCAGCGCTTCTGATAACACCCGATATCAACCACTCTTATTTTGCCCAACTGCGGGCTGGATTAATTCAGGACGAAGACCATGCTGAAAATACTGACCTCTGCTGTACCCGCCCTCATTCTGTCACTTGCCGCATTCAGTGCCGGTGCCGCTCAGCTTCCGGCAAGCCTGATGGATAAAGACAATCCCGGACAAGAGTACTGATGCCAGGGAAACGACATCAACACCTCCATGTGTTCACTGACCGGTGTCAGCGACGACCATAAATTTGCTCTGATTCAGGATTTGCCCGGTCCAGCCTGTGAAGATTTAAGTTTCGGGATTATTGACCTGGTATTTAACACCGGACTTAACATCCCTTATGACGGTGGTGACTGCAAGGGAGATGTAAAGGCCGGGTTTGTTCGTGGCACAAAAGATAATGCCCTGTATGTGAAGATTGTCCGGGGCAGCAAAACTTTGCGCTTATATAAGGTGCAGACGGGTTTCTGATAATCACCCCACACCTGCATACTCCCATAGCCCCTGACGCATCTGCGTCAGGGGCTTTTGCTTTTAAGGTACACCGAATGTCTGAATCTCATATGCTGCCACCGGGACCTTTCACCCGACAGCAGGCTGAGGCTGTTACCCGCCGGTATCACAACATCAGCATTGAAGATGACCAGGGTAGCCACTTCCGCCTGGTGGTTCGTGACTCTGAAGGTCGAATGGTCTGGCGGGCGTGGTGCTTTGAACCTGATGCCGGTGAAGGGCTTTACCGTTATGGCCGCAAGTCAGGCCCCCTCAGAGCATCCTCCTCCTGACCACACCCATTAATCATCCCGGCATGTCCTCTATTTCCCATACGCCAGCCATCCTCGCTGGCGTTTTTATTGACGGAGAATATCCATGACGACACAAACTCAACGCGAATCGATGCCTGCTAATGAACCTCAATTTGAGCTCACAGCAACACCAGTACCTGACGAACAGCGTCTCGATTTCTGGCCGCTGTACTTTGGCGCTATCCCGCAGTGGATAACGCTGGAACCCCGTATTTTCGCCTGGATGGACCGCTTCTGTGATGAGTACAGCGCTGGTATCTGGTCCTTTTACACGCTCAGTAATGGCGGCGCGTTTATGGCCCCTGATGCTGACGGTGGTGATAAATGGCACCTGTTCAACAGCATGAACGGCAATGGTGCGGAAATGAGCGTGGAAGCCGCAGGTATCGTGGTCTGCCTGATTGAATACAGCCATCACGCCTGTCGTACAGAATGTGACGCAATGACTGCACACTATTATCGCTTGCGGGACTATGCCCTGCAGCATCCTGAAGCTCACGCCATTCTGCGTATCATCGACTGAACGGAGGAACAACGGATGAAACAGATCTCCTTTTTACCCGGCAAGATGACGCCACAGGACCGGCGTCTCATTCAGCGGGCGCTCAGGGCTCTGGAGCGGCACCTGCATGAGCCTGGAGTAGCTTTCACCTCCACTCACGCCGTTCGAGAGTGGTTGCGACTGCATATGGCCGCACTTGAGCGGGAAGAGTTCCGGGTGCTGTATCTGGATAATCAGAACCAGCTTATCGCCCATGAGACGCTCTTTAGTGGCACGATTAACCGCACCGAGGTCCATCCCCGGGAAGTGGTCAAACGTGCACTGCATTTCAATGCGGCGGCGGTGATACTGGCGCATAACCATCCTTCCGGCGAGACGACGCCCAGTCAGGCTGACAAAGCCCTCACGCAGCGACTGACTCAAGTACTTCAACTGGTGGATATCCGTGTCCCTGACCATCTGATTGTTGGTGGCAGGCAAATCTATTCGTTCGCAGAACACGGTCTGCTGTGAGGTATTACATGAAAATTATCAGTAAACGCCGGGCAATGACGATATACCGCCAGCATCCTGAGTCCCGAATCTTTCGCTACTGCAGCGGAAAATATCAGTGGCACGGTAGCGTCTGTCATTACACCGGTCAGGTGGTTCCTGACATTCCCGGTGTGCTGGCGGTATACGCCCAACGCCGCCAGGACCGCAACGGACCGTATGCCTGCCTGATGAGTATCACCCTGAACTGACAATAAAAGAGGTTATAAATGAGCAACACCACATGGGGCCTGCAGCGGGATATCACGCCGCGCCTGGGAGCCCGCCTTGTGCAGGAGGGGAACCGGCTGCATTACCTGGCTGACCGGGCCAGCATCATCGGTAAGTTCAGTGACGCCGAATGCCGGAAACTGGATGAAACTTTCCCGCACTTTATCAGCCAGATGGAATTGATGCTGATCACCGGTGAACTGAATCCCCGACATGCCCACTGCGTCAACCTGTACCACAATGGTTTCACCTGCGAAGCCGATGCCCTTGGTAGTTGCGGCTACGCATACATCGCTGTTTATCCCACTCAACGCTAACTAATTCACGAGAGCAAGCATGAAAACTCTACCTGCTACAATTTCGCGGGCGGCGAAGCCCTGTCTGTCGCCCGTAGGTGTCTGGCAAATGCTACTGACACGCCTGCTGGAACAGCACTATGGCCTGACACTGAACGACACGCCGTTCAGTGATAAAACAGTTATTAAGGAACATATTGATGCCGGAATTACCCTGGCCGATGCAGTCAACTTCTTGGTAGATAAGTACGAACTGGTTCGTATCGATCGCAGAGGGTTCTACTGTCGGGAACAATCACCCTATCTTCGAGCGGTAGATATCCTGCGAGCACGACAGGCAACTGGCTTGTTACGACGAAGCCAAAGTGACCTAGGAGGCTGAATTCTACGAGCAGCATTCCCAATCTTCATCACCAATCTTTCTTCTTTATTTACTCCTTGCATAATGCGTCCGCTACTTACAGTGGACGCAATACATCATACGGACAGAACATCATGTAAACAGATAGTAGTTTTTTTCGTGCTCAGTTGAGGCATTTTACTCAACCAGCATTAGACAATGCTTATCTGATCCAGATGATGCCCATAGTACTAATGAATTTTAGTCCTCTGATAAATCGAGGATTCCAAAACAAAGTAGTAGATTGCCTTGTCATACAGTAATCAAGTAACTAAGCTGACCGGTTCAATGGCGACGATACTGCTTGTTTTGTACAATTTGTTGCGTAATGGTCTCTGATCAGATAAATATACAACTGTTTTTATATACAGGTTTAATGGCATGTTACAATATACATCTGTAGAGATTTGTGCAGGGGCAGGAGGTCAAGCTCTAGGGTTACATAACGCTGGCTTCGCTCACCGCGCACTCGTCGAGATTGATCCAGCAGCCTGCGAAACTCTTCGCCTCAACAATAACCTCCATTCTTTAGGTTGGGGAGATATCATAGAGGGTTGCGTTAAGCATTTTGCTGAACACACTGCATATAATTTTTCTGATGTTGACTTGGTTGCAGGGGGAGTGCCCTGCCCACCATTCTCAAAAGCAGGGAAGCAACTTGGCAAAGATGATGAACGTGATTTGTTTCCGACAGCGCTCAAAATTGTGAACACTATTAAGCCAAAAGCAGTAATGATTGAAAATGTTTCAGGTTTGTTAGACCCAAAGTTTAAACAATATCGGCAAGAACTAGATCATGCTTTCTCTGCAATGGGTTATAAGACCTTTTGGAAACTTCATAATGCTTCTGATTACGGAGTTCCTCAGCTTCGCCCACGTGTTCTTTTAGTCGCATTGCGTGGTGAATATGCAGCTCATTTTCATTGGCCGAGTGAAACGTTGATACCGCCGACTGTGGGTGATGCCCTCTTTGACTTAATGTCAATGGGAGGTTGGGAAGGAGCTGAAGCCTGGAGAAAGGCAGCAGATAATATAGCTCCTACACTTGTTGGCGGTTCCCATAAGCATGGGGGGCCAGATCTTGGCCCGACAAGAGCCAAAAGATCCTGGCAAGCGCTTGGAGTCAATGGACATTCCATAGCGGATAATGGCCCTGAAAAGGGGTTTATCGGGTATGTTGGAAGAGACGGAAAGGTTCGGGCTGGTTTTGAAAATATGCCTCGTTTGACTGTAAGAATGGCTGCACGAATCCAAGGTTTCCCCGACTGGTGGAAATTCTCTGGTAAAAAAACAGCTGCTTATCGTCAAGTCGGTAACGCTTTCCCCCCCCCTGTTGCCGAGGCAACAGGAAGGCAAATCCGTAAAGCACTCGAAGCTGTTGACATCATGAAAAAACAACAGTTGGCGTTACCACTCGAGTCAAATGATATTCAGAGCTTGCGTATTGCGTAGGCAACGATTTCGTCTAATGAAATCCCATTTGCATCGGCTAGCTGTTGAGCTTTTCTTAAAGCAGCTTCTGGCAGATGGAGCATTGTAGTAATCCCGAACTTTTCAGGGAATGCCCATGAGCATGTGTAACAATCATCAGTACACCCCTCACATGCTCTTCTCTTACCTACGTTGCAATTGTGGCAAAGAGCTTGCCAATTGGTTAACTCATTTCCACCACCACGTGACAAAGGTATTTTGTGATCCGCTTGTAGCCCCCTGACCCCACCTGCAACAGTTTTACCACATGTTGCACATGTATTGCTGTGGTTAGAAAATAAACCGGATCGTTGTGATTCTGTCAGGTATTCCCTTTCCATTGGTGGGGCAATCATACTTGATTTCAGCCGCCAAGCATGCCCCGAGAACTCCGCAATGTACGAGCTTTCGAGATCACAGCCTAGTTCATCTCGCAATTCTCTTGTTCGTCTATCGAAGTACTTTTGCCCTGTCAGTTCCAGTAGTTCTATTGATGAGACCCAAGGTTTAGGAAAATCAATATCATCCGAGCCCCATAATCTCTTCAGGATAGTCAACTTGACTTCACTCAATCGCTTTTTTTTAGGTAACGCTGACAAATAATTTTCGAATAATTCCATGCTATCTCTCGAAAGAAACCTTAATCTCGCAAGGGATTACACCACACATGGAAGTAGACAGGGAAGGGCTATCTTAAAATCAGCCATATAGAGCGACAATCAACAAAACGACATGTATTGGGATCAGTTTGGGAAACGGAAAATTTTGCATGTTTAGCTCATTATTTAACCACACCAGCCCATAAGGGATTGATTTAGCGCCAGTGGCTATCGGTTTTAAATTATCGTCTTAGCAGCATCGCGTTTAGGTTATCCGGTTAGGGAAAATCCACTCCAAATGCCATATAGCGGGGGAGTACACCCTATTGCGATAACACCACCCGTTCAAAAACGGGCATACCGTACAATAATTCTCGATCTCTAAACCGCCCCTAGGTAAGTCAGGCCTCACGTCGTGAAAGCATAGTTGCAGTAAGGTAGAATTACAGCCTAATCAGAAAGATGAAGGTGAGGAAGGATGAACATCTGCAAATGCTTCAAATGCGATACCTGCGGTACATTGATCGATTGCAGGATTGGCATGTCCAACAGAGAAGTACAACCATTTCAGTTTGCTTGCCCGGTATGTGAGGAATGTATTTCTTTCATTATTGGCCATCCGGATGGAACGTTAAAAGGGGCAGAGGACATTGTTGATTTTGATGGGCCATTTAAAGGGGAAAACCCATTTGTCGATTTGCATCTAGATTTCCCTGCCTACTTTGGCAAGTACGAAATGGGGAAAACGACATTTATACGGGTTGTCAGTGAACTTGGTGAAGACGCATATTATCATCTTGCTCAACGCCTTGAGGTATTGAATCGCCTTCTTCCGATGCAAAGAGACTTGCAGCGCATTATTACCCAGTACAAACGTGGCGACATCGATAAGTTAGATGGGATCTGCAACAAGATACCCGGGGTTACATTGCGTTCTCATAAAAAACAAGACGTATTGGCCGCGTTGTACTCAGCTACTTCAATCATGTCATCCCCTTTTACTATTCATGAGCAAAACGAAGAGCTTTCTAATGAACTACCTGGTCTTTATCAATGGCTTCACGCGCATCATCATGACAAAACTGTCGCTTATATTGATGAGATTCTGGCAAATAATTTCCTCCAAAATCTGCATCAAGACTGCCTTAGTCTTTACCCTAAAATCATCGAGTTAGATCTGCCATTTCGCGCGACGTTCTTTTATGACTACGTTAAAGAGGGGGAGTACAACCCGGTTGCTGCAAGGATTTCAACAACAGATTTTGATACCTGTAACAACTTTTATAAAGACTTAGCAGAAGTGTTTTCTAGGCAGTTGATCTTATTGGCGGGGATTAACAATCTTCTGCATCGCGGTGATCACAATGAATTTGAACCCTCTTTGAAAGTGACGAGAAGGAATGAGCCGCGCCGGGAGGCTGTTTCATTGAATGCTTTTGCCGATGCCGACCTGGGAACCAAACTCCAGTTTATTGATAAATGCTTCTACAAGATTGATGAAACGGCAATTGATAATCGACTAAGAAACGGGATAGCCCATTACAAATATGAGTACAAGGAGTCTACTCAGGTCATCACGTATTACCCTTTCAAAGAAGGGATGAACAGAGAGAAAGCACAAGAAATTACGTTCATTGAATTCATTCGTAAGTCACTGCTTTTGTTTAGAGAAGTTCACAACTTGAATCATCTGATCAAGACAACGCTTTACTACTGTGTGTTGGTATTGAAAAAGGATTTCTGATGTAGGATTGGTTAAATAACACCCTAAATGTGCTAGATTTTCCGTTTCCAAACCGCCTCCTGTATAGGCCTGTTAAGCTGCTATTCTTGCTGCCTAAGCAAGAATAGCAGCTTAACATTTCGTGCATATCACTAAAAATGTCCGACATCAATATCTGGAACATCGTTTCATCAAGATGAAAAAATCAACAAGACTGAACCAATCAGATATACGGATGTTCTATTGTTGATGTACGTTTACGAAAATTACTTACACATGCAGTTACACGAAAAAATTCATGATGCAGACAAAGAGGGGTGTTAATCGTAACTAATTGATTTAATGGTGCCGATAATAGGAGTCGAACCTACGACCTTCGCATTACGAATTATAAGAATCCGCTTCTAATTCAAAGCATTACCCCATCAACACTGCGCTCACACGTCCCACCACATCAAAACATGTAAAGCCTTGCAAGCCATTGCGAGGCCTTATGTGTCTCAGTTTTGTCCCACCTTGTATTACGACTTGCATAGCCAATGAAGATAAACGTGACGACAAACGACGCAGCAGTCTTCTTTTCTTTCACACTTTCCCCACCCAGCATGCATACCTTTCCGCCATGACTGAAGTGAATGCCTGCTATGAGCGTGGATTGGCCCAGACTCAGACAATGAGAGAGCACGGTGCTAACACCCAGACACGTCACCAGCCAGGCAACAACAGATGAGTACATGGCAACATTTTGGAAGGTATCTTCGTATCATGATGTGGTTAAATAGACATAATTTAACCCAATGGGGTTATACCGCCTTTAGGCTGTGTGTCTATGCACTCTCAAAGCCCAGGAAGAGACACCACTTACTCCAGTGTTCCCTTGATGGCAATGCCTTGAGGTATCCGAAGATCATCAAACTTGGCCGATGTAATGTTGCGATCTCCAATTGTGCATCGGAACAGTTCCAGGAAGAACCGATAAGAGGTCAGGTTGCACGAATCGTTAAGTATTCGGCTACTTGTTCCAACAATCTTCGTTGCGGAAGCGCAGCGCATCCCTGACTTCGTATAGGTAAAAACAAACGAAGCCGGGGTAATATTTAGCATTTTGTCGCACTGTCCCAGCAATTCTTTGTGACCTTGTGCTGTCATTGCAATACCTTCATCAACTCTCTTTGACTGAATCAAAACCCCCTTTGAATAGGTGAGCTCTGGTGTTGAGATTGAGACATGGAGCAGCATGTCAGCACCGACCTTCTTTTCTTCTGCTGCTACCCCCTTACGGTGCCTTAGAATGGATGAAGACCATGTTACACCACCAATTTCTTCGGAAAACACAGCATCCAACCGGCCGATCAGTACCCCTGTTATGTCGTCTTCATCCGTGACCAACCCATTAGAATACTTCAGCATCGCACCGCTGACTGCACGATCTGCTGCGTGTGCTGCTTCTTGGAAAGCTTGTTCAAGGCTACTTTTCATTATTTATCCTCACTCCAGCTCAATCCTGAGCCAAAAAACTGAAACATTTGCTATCCACTTTGTGTAATGACCATATGGTTGCAGGATGCTCTGAATACCCGCTTCTGGCATTAAGCGGTTATTTTGATAGGTCAGTAAGTCCACCGACGCGGTAACGTGCTCTCTTACCTCGGCGGCTGTAAGCGAGAAGCAGATGTGTCAGTGTGCTGCAGGCAAAACGGAATACCAAAAGATAATAGCCGAAAAACACCTGATTTGTATATGCTTATCAGAATATGAACGCTATATAACACACTTTCCTTGTACACTGTAGCGACCAATTAAGTATTAAATACGCTGCCACAGTAGTTGGAATATTATTTAATGGTTCTTCGGGCAGAAGCATACTGAGCAAATTTTGCGATTAGCTTTCTGAATTCATTTTCCCCCACATTCTGCCAAGCATTATACGTCTGGCTTATTCTGTTATAAGTTGATGACTTGCAGAAAAATACAAAACTACCTTTTATATACCTGCTGACAATTCTAGCGGTTTCAGGTAGAGGTTTACCTTGATACTCATTTATTTCCCAGCAATCTGGAGGTATGTAATTTCCAGGCGTAATTTCAACCATGTATTCATCCATCGTTGAACTAGTAACGGGACCCGAAATTTTCATTGGTTCGATTACTTCACATTCAAGACGAAAATAATTCCATTCGGGATCATGACCAAATGATTCAAATGAAAGTTTTTTGGGCTTTAAAATTTCAGCGCATCGTTCACAGACTATAAGCGCGATAAATCCTTTTTCTGAGGCTGGTTCGACATAAATCAAATCGCTTCCCCCACCGGAAGGATAAAACATGTGATTTAGAGACTCCCTTCCAGCTATTAAATTGAGTATGTTTATTATGTCATCATTATTTGTCCACTCTACACTATTCGGTGTGCTGTATGGAAATAGTAGGTTTTGGATTTCGAACCATTCAGTTAAATTACGCTGGATGAAATCATTATTAATTTTTATCCAATTTTCAAGTTCTGTCTTAAACTCCGCAGCAGTTGGTCGCTGATACGGATCGTTATCTGTTGCGCGCACTAATAGGTCATCTAAGGGCGGTAGATATAGTTCTTTTATGTAGTTTGATAATCCGATATTAGATTTTGTGCTGTACTGACCATCAAAACCAAGATAGTCTTTAGTCAGAGACATCCATACTGATTTTGCCAGAGAGTAAATGTCTGCCGGGAGCCCATCAGCACGATTTGCTATCCGTCTCATTTCTGGGGCCATTGTGAATTTTGCGCCAACGTCTCGCATATCGGGTGTTAATTCGATTCTTTCAGGATATTTTACCAATCCAAAGTCCGCTAAAAATATCCTGCCATTCAAATATAGAAGATTATCTGGCTTTATATCCCGGTGAGATATGTTTTGGTCATGGAGTTCTATAATGGTTTGAGTGAGATGAATGAATTCAGAGATGATTGATAATGGATCTTTTTGCTTTACACTTTCTTTAAAGCTTTCAGCCAATGGCATAAGATACCAAGCTTGTTCTTTTTTTGCATTATCTGGAAGGTAAAAATCAAGCAAAGGCATTACCCCATCTACTTTATTATCTTTCAAGAAATTAACTTCTACCTTGAATCTATTATAAGTTGATTCTTGTACATTTCTTAGTATTTTTAAAGCGAATGCTTCCTCGCCAGAACTTGAAGTTACAAGATACACATCTCCGTTCCCTCCGTCTCCTATGAAATCTTTTATGATATACCCATCAATTGGACATGAAATTTTAGCATTCATCCTATAATCTCTTTATCTGAAGTTAGTACATCACTATAACATGGCTAAAAATTATTTCATTTTATAAATAACCTTTTCAAGAAATGTTGGTACTTGTATTAATTATTGACTTTCCAATATCTGATTTTGTCGTCCATCCAGGGAGAGGCTCTATCAGTTTGATGGGTAGTAGGGCCATAAACTTTTGATTAATTTTTCACCTATCTTATTGATTTACTCAAGAAAATCCGCCAATTAATAAACATACCGTCCGCTGCTGGCACAAAGCAGTCCTATAGATAGTGGCATACTGTCATAGATGGTCGGTGGGAGGTGGTGCGAATCCTCTCATGCAAAAAAAATACGTAAAATCGATAACAGCTTGAAATCATTCAATACTCGCACTATCGGTAGTTCGCCAGCCAGTCGTAGCACGTTCTTGCATACGACGTGGCTACGGGTTTCGAGACCGACCCGATCATCAAACGAAACATAAAATTAGCTCACATTATGAGGAAAGGTATCTTTTTGCGCTATGTAAATTCAAAGGGTTAGCCTCATTTTCCCGATGGCTTTCTCAACACTACTAGTTGTGAGCCCTTGCAATGTTCATTAATATACGTCTCACAAATAATTCACAGATATTGCAAAATGGATATTACTGAGTTTCCTTCTGGAGTAATTGAACACCTTAGCTGGTATGTATACCGATTGATTGATCCTAGGGACGGAAGCACCTTCTATGTAGGGAAAGGCAAAGGTAACCGCGTATTTGCCCATATGCGCGGTGAAGTGGCAGCGGCTGATGATGACGAGTTACTGAGCAACAAGCTAAAGCAAATCAGAGAAATAAGATTAGCGGGACTTGAAGTTATCCATGTCATCCATCGACATGGAATGACTGATGAAAAGACGGCGTACGAAGTTGAAGCAGCACTTATTGATGCCTACCCTGGGTTAACGAATATCATGAATGGTGCTGGCAGCAATGAATTCGGCGCCGCGCATGTCAAAGAGTTGATAGCAACATATCAACCCGAAACCATAACATTTCATCATAAAGCATTAATGATTTCCGTTAACAGAAGTGCAAAGGATTCAGAGCTTTATGATGCGGTTCGATTTAGCTGGCGCATTAATGTCTCTCGCGCCAGCCAAGCAGAAGTCATTCTTGCTACTGTAAGGGGGATCGTTCGAGGGGTTTTCATTGCTGATAAATGGCTCAAATCAACACGTGAAAATTTCCCTACGATGAAATACTGGGACGAGGATCCTGACTTTGAGGCAACACAAAGTTCTCGCTATGGTTTTGAAGGTCGAGAAGCCCCACCTGAAATAGCAAATCTTTATCTTGGAAAAAAAATACCAGATGAATTAAGAAAAAAAGGAGCTATGTCCCCGGTCCGTTACTCACCTAATTTTTGAGTCTTTAAGTGATAAGCATAAACCGCAGCACGATCTTGCATACGACGTGCTACGGTTTCATTTATCTCCGACCGGAAACTTCTTATACAGTGTCGATATACCAACATCATAGATGATCGCCACCTTCTGGCGAGGAACGCCTGATGCAATTAATCGCCCGGCCTGCGCCCATTGTTCTGGTGTAAGTTTGGGACGACGTCCACCAATTCGTCCCTGTGCGCGAGCAGCTTCCAGTCCAGCTTTTGTTCGTTCAACAATCAGTTCTCGTTCCATTTCAGCCAGGGCACCCATCACATGAAAGAAAAAACGCCCCATCGGTGTGCTGGTATCAATAGCATCCGTCAGGCTGCGAAAATTAACGCCACGTTCGCGCAACTCCTCAACCAGAATGACCAGATGCCGCATACTACGCCCCAGCCGATCCAGCTTCCAGACAACCAGAGTGTCACCTGCCGATAATGTCCTGAGCAGTTTTTTCAGTCCCGGCCTTTCGGACTTTGTACCGCTTATCTTGTCTTCAAAAATCAGCTCGCATCCTGCACAGTTCAGCGCATTACGTTGTAGATCTGTGTTCTGGTCATTTGTTGACACACGTACATAGCCAATAAGCATGGTAGATCTCCCTGACAAAAGCAGGAATGATGCCATTTGCTCGTTATTTCTGCATTTTCATAAACGTTGGTTTGGGAGAAGCGGCGAAAAGGGATGTGGGTACAGGAGAAAATCAGATACCGGATATGTCAGCCTGGAAAAGAAATCCGAGTTCTAATCGCTGGAGAAAATTGCCTGATGGAACCATCATTCAAATGGGAATATCAGCATCAGGGCCATTAGGCTCACCTGTAAATATCACCCTGCCGATATCTTTCAGCAATACCAATTATTGTGTTGTTGCATCGTACGATAATGCACGGTCAGGTGTGTCAACAATGGTTAGTTTTGCAGCATTACCTGTTTCACCATCGCAATTTTCCCTGATGTCATCTGTGACTGAGCAAGGAATAAATCCTTTTGCTTACTGGATTGCTTTTGGAGATTGATAAATGGACAGATACTTCTATTCACAAAAAGAAAATGGTTTTTTTACCGATTTAAATAAAGCACCTTCAGATGCTGTTGAGATAACCACGGATGAATGGCTGTCACTACTGGATGGTCAGGATAATGGCATGAAAATAGTCAGCAATCAGGAGGGATATCCGGTTTTGACAGAGCAACCACCTTTATCAAAAGAAAACCTTATTGCATTGGCAGAGTTGAAAAAAGGAAAACTTATTAATGAAGCCAACGAGCACATGAACAGCAGGCAATGGCCTGGTAAAGCGGCTATTGGTCGTCTGAAAGGTGAGGAACTGGCGCAATATAATTTGTGGCTGGATTATCTGGACGCACTGGAGCTGGTCGATACTTCCAGTGCGCCAGATATTGAATGGCCTACGCCTCCGGCAGTTCAGGCCAGATGATATCCGGCGCGGTGCTGGTATCTGTTACCGTCACCGCGTCAATGTAATCCAGCACGGCGTTAAGTCGGGTTGTTTCTGCCTGCGTCAACTTCCGTCCGGCCTGCAATTTCAGTTGAATCAGACTAATGGAAGCCATTGCAGTATCAATCAGTGACTGACGCTGTGCTTCTGCCGCGTCTACTGCGGCGCTATGCTGTGCCTCGGTATCCGTCACCCATTTCTCACCATCCCATTTATCGTATGGCGTTAACGGGGCGATAGTGGTTGTATTATCAGGGTAATCACCCGGAACTGTGATTTCTTTTGATTCTCCTGTTTCGGTGCTAAAGACGATTTCACCGCGATGGTCTGGCACATATTCCCATGAGTTAAAATCTGCAGATCGGCAGATTGCATAACCAGCTTTGTATGCGCCTGGGGCATCTAAACAGGAATATGCCGGAATGCCGACACCAATAGCAAGATATTCAGTTGAAGCTGAAATATATTCCCGACTCATGACATCAAAGTTATAAACAGTAATTTCTCCTGCCATAGTGGCAATTAATTCACTGTTTAATTCTGCGTTATTCATTATGCAGCCCTCACAATATAGTTAAAAGCGACATTTCGTGGGCGTGTTTCATTCGCACCTGCAGGTTTAGTCGTTGCCGCAACAACACCACCCTCTGTAATAGCCGGGTTGGGAATTGGGTAATTATCGAAGTCAATGGCCGGAGACAGGGGCGTGATTTGTTTTAAAATCGTGGTGCCTGTAAAACTTTCCAGAGTCTGGTCGTTAGTTCGTGAAGTCCAGATTCCCCAATAGTGGTTATGACTGACAATCGCACCGTCCTGAAGCGTTAATAATCCCCTTCCGTTATCCACTCCACGTCCGTCATCCCAGCCACGAATAAACTCACCGCGTAAATCAGGCAATTTATTTGTCGGGTAAGCCTTTGCCAGTTCCGGGTATTCTTCAGCAGAAAAAGCCGCACCATTGCATTTCAGCCAGCCTGTCGGCGGAGTGGCGGAAGGCCACGGAACAGGCACACCAACAGGTAATGCAGAGCCTTCTCCCAAACCAAGGTTTTCGAGAGCCGTTTTCACCGTGCCATCCGATTTGATATCGCCAAACGGATTCTTGCGGCTTAACAGCAGCGCGCGGAGCGCGGTAAGCAGCTGGTCATGCCGCCCCTTCTCCAGGCTGGCACCGGATGCCTCCACAACGCTGCAAAGCTCCTCCTGCAACATGTCAAAGTAGTCATCATCCAGATCGGTGGCAGGCGTGCCGGTCTGGGGGTTACCACGGGTAAAACCGTTCTTACCCGCGCCGAACTTATCCTTCTGCGCGGTTTTCGTGTCTATACGATGCATGGATTACTCCGGATATTTAAAAATTACGTAGGTATGCGACGGGCAGAGTTTGTTAAGCACACATTCGACAACGGTATCCCCCCAGAAGCGCAGCGCGGAATCACAGGGATCGCCACATGTCATCCAGGTGGTGTTGGTGGCGGCTGGCATGTTGACCTGCCAGTAATACCGCCATTCCGGCGCATTCACCGCGTCAGTACAGGCCGATGAGCAGATGAACGTGCTTTTGTCGTATCGCGTGATGGTGGCGTCTGGTCTGCCCAGGGCAGCAAGCTGTGCAAGATAAAAATCCTCATTGATGCCGCCCGCCAGGTTAACCTTCGCATCCAGCCGTTGCTGACGCTGGCGAAGGGTCTGCGTCCCTGCCGGAATACATTCATCCGGCAGGCCGCACAGACGCTCCCAGCGGTTTATCAGTTCGGTGGTGGTGCGCGGATCCAGCTCCTGCATCAGGGCATCCGCACGCTGATGAACACGGGTTAATGACGGTGCCGCACCGGCAATCGCCGGATCGCTGGCTGACCACGCCGGACCGGGCGGCAACAGTGCTGACAACAGACGGATGTAATCATCGTTTGTCACGTCCATGAAATCGCCCCCAGAACCGCCAGTTCATTTTTCGCAATGGTGATATTGTCCGCCGGTGCAAGCAACTGATGGCTGTATTCCCCGTTCGCACCGGAAATCGCTTCACTGATACGTGACACCTTCAGTTCTCCCTGCGGATAACCATCACGCAGCAGGAACGAACGCAACTCCGCGGTGATGGCAGCCCGTATTTCCGGTGTGTCCGGCGTCACACGGATATGAAAATCCACCGTATGTGCCACCGGCCTGAACACATACAAATCAGAGCCTGCCACCGGGGCCAGTGGCCCGATATGTTGTCTTGCCGCCGTTTCCGTTGATTCTTCCGGAATGGGATTAATCAGGTCACTGCTGGCAATCATCACACCGACAGTCCCCGTTCCCATCCAGTGTCGGTATGTCCATGCGCGGGTAATGCCAGGCACTTCTTTAGCCCAGACGACATAGTCCCCGTCAGCCCCGCCCTGCGGCGTCCAGTAATACCGCTCAATGACGCGGGCGCGCCACGTTTCCAGCTCTTCAGTATCAAATCCGCCTGTCAGGGTGTCAGCCACACCGGAAGACGGCAGACCATTCACCGGCGTGACCAGGATTAATGCCGTACCGTCGTCAGCGTTACCGACCGCACCTGCACTTGAGCAGGCGATCGGCACGCGCAGGACACCACCGGAGCTGATTGCATCGTCAGTTGTCGTGTACTGCACCAGGTCATCGCGCTGAATAACACTCCCGGCAGTCACCTTCAGGCCATCGCTGACACCTTCCCAGCGCATATACCCGCTGGCAACCGTGGCTCCCTTGCGCGGACACCGTTTCATCGCAGCATGTCGCGCCAGCCAGGACTCATCGCACAGGTCAGGCAGAATGTTCATTGCCAGATAATCGATGTACCCGTAAACCGTATGCAGCGCCGCCGCATACACCTTTGCCCGCACGTCTTCATCCATGCGCCGGAGCGTGTCGCTGACGTCCAGCCTGGCGAATAAATCGTTACGGAGCATACTGATATTTTCTGCCAGCGTCGGGCGCTGAAATTCACTGTCCGCCATGCGTTATCGCACTCCACAGATCATCAAAAGAAATCATTACCGGTCCGTCACGACGCCAGAGAGTGATACTATTACCCAGTTCATTAATCCCGGTGCGGCGGATATCCAGATCAATACGGGACACCACGCCGTCATCAATCATCCATTGCAGGCATTCGCGGATATACCCCCTTACCGTCTGCACCAGCTGATTGGTCAGTTTGCTGCGCTGAAGCAGCCACAGTCGGGAGCCGTAACGGTCATTCTGTACCGCAGGCCAGGTATCCCCCCACCATCCCATCGGGACGTCGGCGTTGTCATCAGGCTCCGCCCGCCGCCAGGTAAACAGGGAAATCACCACGGCGCGGGTCAGCGGATCCAGCGGTGCGCTGGCGCAGGTGCGTTTACCGTTCACCGTCAGCCACAGTTCCATCATGCCTCCATCGCTTTATCAGGTTTGTCGGTGTTACTGCCCTGACCGTTCTCTCTGTGACGATGCCCGTTATAGGCAAGCCGCATCGCTGACATGGTGGTGCCGCTGGAGTCGCACAGGTCTTTCACCTGTCCTGTCACTTCCAGGTCCATTTCAAAACGTGCTTTAGGTGAATTGCGAAACGTGATCGTTTTACCTGCACCGTCCACCACGATCCCCTCCCGGGTCAGCGTCACGGACTGCCCCTGATCGTCATAGACCGCCACCTCACCCGTCTGCAGCCCTTTCAGGCGGTAGCGCCGATCCGACACCGTAACAACCACCGCATGAGAACGGTCGCCATCCGGAAACAACACCACCGCTTCCGCACCGCTGTTTGCCCTTGCGGTAAAACCGTAGGGTTCAAGATGTTCAACCCCGGCTTTGGGTTCACCGGCAATCAGGGACACATCCACGGTCTGACATTTCGTGGCGGCACTGATGCTTTTCACCACTGCCCGCCCAATCAGGCCGAGGAGTTGTCGCTGCATGGCTTCAATCGTCCTCATCAGAACGGGTCCTCCTGTACTCTGGCTTTTTTCTTTTTCCGCGCACCGGGGGCTTCGGGTTCAGGCAGATAAGCATCAGGTGGGCCGACACGGATTTCCGTCAGGGTGCCGTTCTGGTCCTGAGTAAACGTGACTTCCGAGACAAGCAGTTCGGTATTGTCGAAACCACAGACCGGATCGAAGACAATCACCCGCTGGTTGGGTTGCCACAGCGTACCGTTACCCTGTCGCCAGCCCTGCACCACATAGGTGGTTTCATCCGTCCGCGCCGCCCGTTGCCGGGCTTCAAAGTCCGCACGGGCAATACAGCCTGCCCCCGTAGCCTGCCCTGTCTGCCTGATATACATCGGACGGTAACGGGCAATAAATGCGTCTTCTGTGCGGGCCCGCAGCGCGGTGGTGGTGGCCTCACCGAAATCATCGTCATTTCCGGCACGCTGCCCCGCCACCTGGTAAACTGAAAACCGCTCCCGGATACTCTTCTCCGTATCACAGGAAAGGATGTTTTCCCCAAGTACCAGCGCGGTATGTGCCCGCGTTGAGCCAATACCGCCAATCACCAGCCTGCCATGCGGGTCGTCGTAAGCCAGTGCCTGCTGCTGACCGAGTATTTTGTTGATCACCTCGATCACCGTTTCGCCGTGATCAGGCTGAACATCAGGAATAACACCCGACGGCGCACCGCTGTTCACCACCTCAATGCCGAAAGGCGCAGCAAGCGCCTGCGCAATCTGCACCAGCGAGCGTCCGTTAAACTGTGTCGGTTCGGCTGCACAGTCAATCAGGTCAGCCGTCAGACTACGTCCGGCAATACCGGTGCTGACCGAACGGGCATCGTAACGAACGGGAGTCGCCTCCACCCAGCCGGTGATCACCAGCTCATCACCAATCAGCACTTCCACTTTTGAACCGTTTTTAATGCGCGGCTGAAGCGTGGTGATACCCTCATCTCCCGGCCACTGGCGAGTGATCTCCACACTGAAATCCCGCGCCAGCCGTTCAATACCGGCACCGATGCGCACCGATGTCCAGCCATTCCACTCCCGGCCATTTACCCGTAGCGTGACATTGTCGTTCATTGCACTGGCACCTTCAGAGGGATCACCGGCACAAAGCCGGGATGCGTAATGGCATTACGCCGGATAATGTCCGCGTCACGCGCCGCGTTATCAAACCAGGTAGCCGCCAGCACCAGCGCGGGTAAAACCTCATCCGGTGTGCGCTGAATGATCCGTGCAGACTGTTCAAGGCGCGTGTTGATATCCGCATTCAGATCTGCTTTCACCCGGCGCAGCGCCAGAAACAGCGCATCACTGGTTGTACGGGACAACTCCTTATCAATTGCCGTATTCAGTGTGTCGCGAATGTCAGTCAGTTCTTCCCACGTCGGCAGGTCAACCGTGTTTTTCACCGCCGGTGCATTGTTTAGTGCCGGATGCGTGACGGAAGGCCAGCCAGTGCTCTGCGCGGTTGTTGTTGCCTGCCCCACTGCGGAATTCTGCATCACCGCGGAAGTTGTTGGCGCAGGCAATCGGGTGACGGCATACGCCGCTTCGCTGATTGCGGTCGTACGAAGGGTGCTGGCAACCACGTTACGCTGCTGCGTCGCCGTGGCGGTGGTTTTACTGTCCGTTTTCCAGACGCCGCGCGGTTGCAGATCGCTGCCGAGGCTGACACCGGAAAGCGTTTTGATCATGGTGACCAGGTCGCTGGCGTTACCATAAAGGCGTTTCCCGGTACGCCACATTTTCTGCACCTGCTCAACGAAATTTTTGCCTGACGATGGCGGCGGCAGAAGTACCGAGATATCCCCCTGCAACAGCCTGGCGGCATCCGATACGGCAGAATCCACCACTTTCATCGCATCAGAAACATACCCCAGCATTATGCTGGCATTACCGATAACGTCGTTCTGCACGAAATCCGCCACACCATCGATACTGAAACCGCTGAAGCTGTCACTGATGCAGTCATCCAGTGCAGAACAGGATGACATCAGCGTCTGCGCCGTCGCCGCACCTGATGTGGGGTAAGAGAGTTCTCCTGCTTCGACAAACTTCAGGTCAAAGCGGACAATACGCCCTTCACTTTTCGATGTGCTGACCCGAACTTCCCCGTCAACACAGACTTTCAGCTCACCATATGTCGGGTGGACAAGCGTGCCGGGACCGGGTTTATTCAGCGCTTCAATCAGGCGATCGCGCTGGTCAAAGCAGTCATCTCCCACCACATAAGCCGTGATGGACGGGCGGAAAGTGACTTTTCCCAGATCTTCGGTATAGGGTTTGTCGCGGTTCGGATATTCGTGTGTTTCCACACGACGGCCGGTTCCCGCACTTTCTTCTTCAACCTTAAACGGCACACCTCGAAATGACGCATCCTGAAGCCTGTCTTTCCACGTCATATACACTCCGAAAATAAAAAAGCCACCTATTAGAAAGTGGCCTTGTAATGAATTTTATTAATTAGCGAGTCAGAAACAACGAATCTTTATACTTTTGCTGTTGTTCATTTAAATACTTAGCTGTTTCATCGCTGGCAAATGGAAATATTACCGTATTTTTAGGCATGGTAATTTCTTTTTTGTCCAGCGTCAGAGTAAACATAGGAACATACTGAGCAGAGTAACGCACCGCAGAAACGAGCTCTAGTTTAGACTCTTCAATAACACTTAAATTATCCAGGCTAACTTTCTCTTCATCTTTTTTCTTTGACGCATTTAAAGTTTTTATTACTTTATTTAATTTCTCCTGAAAATCCTCCTTAAAGTTTTCAGGATTGCCGTCGACAACAAGAATCTGTTCACCCTGATTATCTGGAAAAATAATCTTTGCACTTATCAATTTATTTTCTTTATAAACATCACCAAGTTTTATGGCTCCTCCAGATAACTGAATAATATGTTCATCTTTAAAGGAGATGTTGCCAGAGATTATGAGAGATGAAAAAACAGCCGCTGCTCCAAGAATTACACTTGCTGTGATATAGCCTTTCATTTTTCGCCTATTAACATTTTTCTAAATGTGCATTAATTCTATCACTCTATTTATGACTTACAACCAGCAATACCTGTGAGGGGAATCCTGGCTACCAAAATCGGGTATAGCCAACATCGTGATTTATATCAATGCCACTGGAGCGTGTTTCCGTAACCCGCATACCTGGTGGCATATTTATAAATGATACCTTGATCTCACCATCAACTTTTGGCGCAGAAGCTTTGTTAATCATGAAGGGATTCGGGCCTGTGGCATCGGAGGCGTTGTTTGACTGAGCCAGATCTACCGCCGGATAAGGTGTGTATCCCCGCGCCGGTATTCCCGTCCCATAAGCATCATAAGCACCCGCGCCCCACTGCGCAGAGTTAATGGCATCGACCGTGTCACCGGAACTGTCGGTAAACCACTCAATAATTGGCTTCAGCTTATCCCACATATCCTGAAACCACTTAACAACCGGTCCCCAGTTATTGATCACCATCCCCAGCGGCGACCAGGCAAAAACCTTCTTCAGAAGTTCCCAGCCAGCCTCAAAATAAGGACCCATGGTTTCCCAGAGCTTCTTAAAATAAGGTCCGACAACATCCCAGTTAGTGATAATTAATCCCGCAGCCAGAGCAATCGCCGTCGCAATCATGCCAATCGGCGTCATCGACATAATCCTGCTGACAATACTGATGGCACTGCCCACGCCCATCAATCCCAGTTTCAGAATCGCAAGACCGGCAGCAAGCCCGACGACGCCGCGAATAACCCGGGGATTTTCATCCGCAAACTTCGTGAATTTCTCCCCCAACTCCCCCAGCCACTGCGTGATATTTTTGGCGTCACCAGAAAATGCGCCGCCAATAGCTGCAAGACCGTTAGTTGCGGTCCCCGTCATTGCCTCCCACAGGTTGGACAGCGTACCAAGCTGAGCCTGAACACGTTTATTCAGGCTGGCCTGTTTATTCATCTTCTGCTGGATCTGATCGTAGCCATCCTTTCCTTTATCGATTAGTGCATTGACCACCTGAAGGGTTTCGGCATCATCACCAAATATTGCCTTAAGTACGCCTGTTCGCTTAACGTCGGTCAGTTTTCGCAGCTTTGCCAGTTGCCTGAACATGTTATCAAGACCGCCAAAACTCCCTTTGCCGTCAGTAAAATCGAGCTGTACCCCGAGTTTCTGGCGGGCCATGATTTTATTGACGTCCCTGATTTTCTTAACGCTTAATCCGGACTGGATAACTTTTCGCAGGGCGTTACCTGCCGACTCCCCGTTCATCCCCATCTGATCCATCATGACGCTGATGGGGGCAAGGCTCTGTGCAGCCTGAAGACCGTCCTTGTTCACCATCTTCAGAACAGAGCTGGTTTTAGTGAAGAAGGACAACATGTTGGTATCGTCAACGCCCAGATAAAACGCCTTCTGGATAGTGTCGAACAGCCCCATCATGTCTTTTGACGCCGTTCCGGTAGCATCCTGCATCTTTGCGGCAAACTCGGCAGCCGCTTCCGGTGTTTTTTTCAGTTGTACCGCAAGATAAGCTGTCGCTTTACCCACACCGCCAAGAATGTTTTCTGCCGGGATCCCCTGACGCACCAGCATCTGCATCATGTTCTGGAAATCAGCCGTTGTACCGGGTAGCTGATTACCCAGGCCAATAGCCAGTTTATTGATGTCCTGAAAGCTCTTTCCAACCTCGCCGTTCGCATCCATCATGGCGACTTTCAGCCCGGTGGCGGCGTTTTCCTGATCGGCATAAGATTTCAGGGAAAGCGTCAGACCCGCTGCCAGTCCGCCACCAAGCGCCAGCCCACCCTGTGACGCTTCTTCCGCCTGGCGTTTAAATCCCCGGATTTTCTTTTGCATTTTCGACAGCGCGGGAGAAAGCCTGTCGACACCGGTGATCAACGCCTTAAGCTCAAATTCCGCCATGTGCGCGTTTCTCCTGCTCTATCCTGTTTGCCTGACTGACCAGCAAGGGAATTTCACTGATCGGCATATTCAGCAATTCGAAGGGATTAATGCGCCAGTAGCTGGCGCAGTCAAAGAAGCGATCAGTGAGGTATTCAGCCGTCAGGCCTGGAGGAAAAAACCAGCCACAAGCCACGCCGCTGCATTCAGGTCTGCCGGAGACATCTGGTCGACAGAGCTTTGCGGCACTTTCGCCAGCCGCACAATGTATTTCGATACAACATGCGCCAGAAGTCTGACGGACTCATCCTGATTCATCTGGTAGGGATACCCCAGCTCGCGGACATCTTTCCCGGTGGGCTCATCAAACTCCAGTACGGAGAGTGTCTCGCCATGAGCGGTAATCGGTTTCTTTAACTCAAGCTCTTTCATTACTGGTAATCCCCTTCTTCACCGTGGAACTCAAGATCAACCGTGCCTTCTTCGGCATTATGGTTCGCTTCGCCGTGCAGCCAGGCTGACGACAATACATAGACCTGACCGTTCGCCAGCTCAGCAGTGATGGTCATCTCATCAGACGAGGTGATTTTGCTCACCGGAAAATTCTTCGGCACCTTGAAGGTCCCTTTGACATAAGGCGCACGGTGAGTTTCCTTGCGGTCCACTGAACCGTCCAGGCCGATGATGTCATCATTGACCGTCCTGTTCATGGGCACCTCAATGCCGCCGGTCAGCGATAGCTGCTGACCGTCAATTTTGAAATAACAGGTTCCCCCGATACGGGCCATTATGCAGACTCCTCTGAATACTGAAGACGGAACTGGTTAACCACGGCAAAAACACGCAACTGGTTAACATAGTCAGGCGGGAACAGCGTGTTCAGGCGGTTCGGATCGCTGGCATCACGCTCCACAACCAGGTACTGCTTAAACAGTTCGTAGTTTTCCACGATCCCCGCACGCTCAAGCTGACGGTAGGTTGCCAGCAGTTCCCCTTTGATTACCGCCGGGGTGACAATCGCCTGACCGGGACCAAAGCGGGTACCGTCGCTGGCAAGCTTGTGACGCCCGTACTTACTGGTAATGACGGATTTCAGTTTGCGCAGTACATACGCACTGGTATGCAGCGTCTCGCTGTCGAGGTAGCTGTTATCCGCAACCCCGTAAGAATTTTTCCTGTACGTGGTGACATCACGCTGAATGCGCAGCACCCCGCTTTCGACATACGCCGTTGCCACGCCATGAGACAACAGGGTCTGCTGCTCGGTCATCGTGAACCGTTTCCCCTTCGGCGCAGGCAGCATACCCACCAGCTCACCGGTCTGCGTGGGACGTGCCGGATCGTTGCGGATAAACACCGCTGCGCGGGCGGTACGGCTTGCCGCCAGCTCGTCGGCAGGCGTCTGGGTCTCTTTTTCGTACCCCGCCAGGGTAATGTGCTGCTGGTTAAACTGGTCACCAGCGGTCACCAGTTCTGACAGCGTGCCGATCTTTGCCGTATACACATGACCGTACAGCTGACGCGCATAGCTCCAGCGACCGCTGGTATCGTTCATCTCGGTCACCAGCGTGTTAACGGAGGCCGTGTCGTTGAACGGCAGGCCGATATAATCAAACGGCTCATCCGCCATTGCAGCCACCGCGCCGGTGAGAACCGGAGCACCCGTTCCGGCGGTACCCGTCGCCACGGCAATCTGTACGCCCGCTGGCAGCACTTCGCCCCCACCAAAGCCGTAGTAATTGAGGCTGACAGGAATTTCATTCCCGCAAAGCCCCTTATGACGCGCGGTCAGTGTGACCACGCCTGCCGAAGATGAAGCCGTAAACGGCAGGGTCGGAACGGCATTGATGGCATCCTGGATACTGCTGGCAATCATCGTGACGTTATCGCCGTTAGTCACCGGTGCCTGCACGCGGGTACGTCCCACATACACATTCACCGTGCCGGTTTCGGTTGCCGCCCCGGTCACCGTCAGCGTAACCGTTGCCGCCGCGCCTGTGGATTCAGGAACGGCAATCACATACAGCTCGCCAAACGGGTCAGTCTGGCGATAAGCCTCGACCATACGCGCCAGCTGACTTCCCGCACCACAAATCTGGCGTGCATAGTCTGCCGACGACATCAGTACCAGACTGTTGGCAACAATCTCTGCACCGTTATTGGCATGACCAATCAGCAGCGATGCTCCGCTGTCCTGTGCAGTATTCGCCGCCTGGTTATCCATTTCCGCATAAAACAGCGGAACCAGCGTATTCGACGGAATGGTGTTAAAGCTTATCGTCATCGGTGTTCACCTTTTTATTCACGCGCCGGATATCACCCGCTGCTTCACGGCGCAGCCAGTAGTTGTTCTCGTCAACATTTCGCCCTTCGACGGGCAAAAGGTCACCGCGGGCAGGGTCAGGCACTGACCGCCCTTTAACAGGTTTCACAAACATGAAGATTCTCAGGAAGGAAGGGTTATTTCGGTGTGATGTTCGATATCGCCGTCAGGCCCGTTACCGGGCTCGAGATAATCAACATCAATCGCCAGCGTTTGCAGTTCATCCAGACTGTTCAGATCATCCTGCTGGCGGGTATCGTCTTCAGTCAGCTCGCTGATGACCGAAAAATCGAACTGATAAATCAGCTCATGACGATTCAGATCCAGCAGCGTGCCGCCGTCATAGGTAATCGGGTTACCGCACGCTTCCGGGTTCCAGCCCAGCAGGGCCTTAAAGAGCATCTGCCGGACATCGTCCACCACATCATACGAGGCAAACTGACCGCGCTCATCACGCCCGTTACTCAGTATGACAACCACGGAGAAGCCCTCTTTCAGCTCCTGCCAGTAGTCGGTCTGGCTTTTGTTTTCTCCCGGAGAGTCATCACCCGGTACCACATACGCCGCCGGGAGTCTCAGCTTTCCGACCTCCGGCAGATTTTTGAACTGTGCCGCGCCTGCCACCCGGTTTTCAAAATACGGGCAGCGGGCACGCAGCGCAGCAATAACAGGCGTCAGTTTCATCTGTGTCGTCGCTCCGGCTTCAGTGATTTACGCAATTCCCGCGCCAGAAAATAGCGTGTCCAGCTGCGGTTCTTTTCAAGAGTTTCCACCATGAAGTTATTACGTGGAGCCAGTCGCCAGCCGCTGCCACCGGATGCACCACGATGATGACTACGACGACGTTTTGCTCCTCCCCGGACACCAAAAAACAGAAACGCCGGATAGAAGTCACCAGAGATCATCCGGTTCCCCTTCCCGTTGCGCTGGTTAGGGGCAATGCGTGTCATAAAACCGGCTCGCTTTTTACTGGCTCTCGGCACCATATAACCAATCGAACGAGCCAGGCGTCCGGTCTGATAACCGGGGTTTTCACCCGGTGCCGACCGCGCACGGCGCATCACCAGCCGACGGGCATCACGCATATGACGCTGCCCAATCGTGACAAACGCCCTCCGGACACGGGCGCGGTTAAAGCGCATCTCGGCGGGCTGCTGAACATCAACGTGAAAAAAGGGAGTCGCCATTGCTGCCTCCGTGACTCTGCCTACATTCGCCCAGCTCCGTACACTCCAGCAGCAGAAAGCGCCGCGCCCCGTTCAGATCACGCTGACGTTTCACCCGGTACACACTGTCATCACAGACCACCTCATAATCAGCAGTGATCCCCCGGCGGTAACGAATGGTGATGTAATGGGTGATGGCGTCCCCGGTCTGCGCGGTTTCCTGCCAGGTGGTGGCACTGGTCTGGATAACCTTCGCCCATGTCCGGAACGTAACCGGGTATTGAGGCTCCACGCCAAAGTTATCCGCGGGCATATCCACCCGCTGGCGGATCAGGACGCGTTTATTCAGTTCACCGGGGTCCGGCAGAATGTAGGTTGCGCTGGTCTGCGCCTGACGAATTTTCATTGCGGAAAGTACCTGTACGGGCCGACAAGCCAGCCAAAACTCTGCGGCATGTCGAGTTTCTCCACTTCCGTAACCGACGAGCGGTTTTCGTAAAAATGGCTGATAAGCATCAGCATCCCCAGACGAATATCATCCGGCAGGTGCAGCCCGTCCGGATCGCTGTCCGGAATGGTTTCATCCGGTGCATAGAGCTTCCGGTTCAGATACGTTTCCGTCCGCTTTTGTGCCGCACAGGCCAGCAGTTGCAGATGGCGGTCATCAGCATCGAAATCCTCATCCAGCCGGAGTTGGGCTTTAATCTCTTCCATTGTCAGAAGCATACTCAGCCCTCTTTACTGGTCGTGGCTTTTTTCTCTTTTGCCGCTTTACTGCTTTTTGCACTGATTCCGCGCTCTGCTAACCCGGCCTGAAGTGCAATCTCCTGCACCCGGGCAGGAAGCGCCCCGTCGTCATACTCACCGGCCCGAATGACCTCAACACGCATACCGTCCGGTGACCATTTCAGATCTTGTTTCAGGATCATGATTCTTCACCCGTCAGAACAGGGGGCGCGGTTCCGCGCCCCTGAGTGATTACGCCGCTGCAATCTTCAGCAGTTTGATGGCCTGCGAATCGACCAGCATCCCGCCGGTGCGCTTGGTGGTATAAAAACCGACAAACGGTTTATTGGTGTACGGGTCACGCAGAATGCGGGTGCCGATACGGTCAACGATGGTGTAACCCCGTTTGAAGTTACCAAATGCAATGGCTTTCGCATCAGCGGCGATATCCGGCATCTGTTCGTTTTCAGCGATACCGTAACCCGCCAGAGAGGACGGCTGCCCCAGTTCCAGCCCCGGACGCCACAGATAGTTACCCTCGGTGTCTTTCAGCAGACGTATGGCAAACAGGCTGTTGTTGTTCATCATGAACTTCGCGCCAGTGCGGTGTGCCTTACGCAGCGTGTAAATCAGTTTGATAATGGCGTCTGCGGTCACCGCGGTCGCTTCGCCGGATACAATATGCTGAAGTTTGCCGAACGCCCGGACCTTGTCGGTTTCATCAGTGGATTCATACGCCAGGAACCCTTTCGGCTTCTTGGTGCCATTGCCTGAGGTAAAGGCAATTTCTTCCTGTTCGGCAAATTCGGTTGCCAGCTCGCTGTTGATCCAGGCCTCCACGTTGAAGAAGGCATCGTCCAGCATTTTCTGGGTAGCCTGCGGGTTGCCGTAGATTTCCCCCATGAGAGGTTCAATCAGCTCCAGTCTGGAGGTGGCAGTCTGGGATCGCGTATCCGTTTCCCCCACCCATCCGGAAGCCGTACCGCCCAGATTCACCAGTTTTTTGTAGTCGGAACCGCCAACGGTGATCACCGTGGCTTCCTGACGCATCACCACTTCATCTTTCAGCAGGTTAAGAATGTTGCGATCCAGTTCTTCCGGCACGGCGTAGCCACCGTCTTCATCGGTACCCACCTGCAATGCCTTACGCTCCAGATCGCGCAGACCGTCTTCACGGCCTTTACGCAGGAAGCCCACAAACGCCTCTTTATGCTCGGTGGCCAGTTTATTTTGCGCTCCACCTGCCGGACGTTTCAGCTCAAGCAGCTCTTTTTCAAGGTCGCTTTTGAGATTTTCCAGCTCGCTGAGTTTCCCGTTCAGGGTTTCCACCTGCCCGGCAAGCTTGCCTTTTTCCTGCTCAATCGCATCCACGCGCTTGTCGTTCTTTGCTTTGAAGTCGTCAAACTTCTGCTGCAGCTCCTGCGCGACCTGTTCGACATCTTTAATATCAACCGCCATCGTATTTCTCCTGATTAGAAGTTCAGATTTTTCAGTGCATTCAGTGCAGAGCCCACATCCTCAGCGTCGCGCAGGGACAGTGCGCCATAGCCCCCGGCCATGAATGCTTTGGCCTGGGTACGGGAGAGTCCGACATCACGCAGGACTCTTTCGATTTTTTTCTGTTCGGGGATTTCCCCGCGGGCCAGTGCGTTCTTGACGTCGCTGATCCGCGCCTCGTCGTTAGACGGGAACGTCACCAGGCTGACTTCCCAGAGGTCGATTTCTTTCAGCAGAAAGGCTTCTTTGCTCCGGTCGTATTCCCAGTCTTTCAGGACGTACCCAATAGAAAGGCCGGTTAACGAACCGGCCTTCATGTGTGCATGTGCGCGTTTTGCGAGGGGATCATCATCAATAAGCAACCGTCCCCTGACGTAAAGCCCGACATCGTCTTCCTTCATTTCGGTGTAAACACCGATGGGTTCATCCATGCGGTGCTGCCAGAGCAGCGCAGGTAACGCTTTTCTGTCACTCCACGCCCGCAGGGAAGCAGCAAATGCCCCGGACATCACCACATCATCGTGGCTGTCCTTTACACCAAAGACGGAGCCATACCCTTCAAACTCACCGGAGTCACTGACAGATTTCAGACTCAGCGGTACATCAAGACGTTGTTTCGTCTGCATTGGCGTTATCCTTCTGCTTACCGGCTTTACTGCCATCGGAGGGTTTCGTGGTCATGTTCATCGGTGTGAGATAGACATCACCACCGGGACGCGGATTCATATCTTCCAGGTCGCGGCAGTCATTGGGAGAGTAAATTCCCCAGTTGATCCCGGTGGCGTAGGCTTCAAAACGGGACTTCATATCCCCGCGCAGTAACGCCCCGGCGTTAAATTTGGCGTAATAAACGCCCTGCTTACTTTTTCGTACCAGTCCGGTGTTGATCCGCTGTTCGATGCGGGTCAGATACGGCACCAGTGAATAGTTGATAAATCCCAGCCCCAGCTCTTCGATATTGTTGAAGGTGGCGCGATCGGTGTTCTGCACCATGTGCAACGGCACCCGGAACAGACGACAGATTTCTTCAAGCTGAAACTTGCGGGTTTCCAGGAACTGGCTGTCCTCGGCGTTCAGCGCCATCGACTTCCAGTCCAGCCCCATCTCAAGGATCATCGGGCGGTGAGCATTTCCAAGCCCGGTGTGACGCTCCTCAAAATCTTTCTTCAGGCGCTCATAAGCCTGATCTGACAGCGTCTGCTCTGTACGCAACACACCCGACGTCACCGCGCCATTGCTGAACAGTCTGGCCCCGTGCTCTTCGGTCGCTGCCGCCAGCGATATTGCCTCGCGGGCATAGGCGATGGGATTCAGCCCCACCAGTCCGTCCAGCGTCAGCGTGCGCACATGCCAGATATCCTCCTGGCTCAGTACATCCGTGGAGCCATCCGGGAATGTGACCTGATAGACCGGCTCCCAGCTACTGTTAAGCTTCGGTACCACACAGCCGGGATCGACGGGCAGCAGTTCAGCCACTTCGCCAAATGCTTTCACTTTGTAGGCGTAAAAGTTTCCCCGCAGGCACAGACAGGTGACCACCAGCTCCCAGAACTCCTGCGGCGTCATATAGCCATTGGGATGCGTGGAGATCAGCTTATGCAGACGTTCGCCAGTGGCTCTCTGCTTCAGGCTGCCGTTCAGGTGATACAGGTTGCAGGGCAACATCCCGACCGACTCCGCCAGCACCCTGACACAGGAAAAAACCGCCGTCAGTCGCATGGCCCGCTGGCTGCTGATCTGCTTTCCGGTATAGGTGTCGTAGGACAACCCGATGGCATCCGCCAGCTCTGCTGGCGTGGTCACCGGTGCGTCACTTTTTCGTTGAAATAATCCCGAAAAGAACACTATTTACCTCCACCAACAGACATCTGTGTACGGTCGAGATATCGCGCCACCAGCCACGACCAGAACAGGCACAACGCCCCGGCAACAACAAACCCCGCAGGGGGATAAATCAGCCAGGCACCATACGCCAGCAAAAGCACCCCCAGCACGCCCACCAGAGGCGCGAGAATCAGCATGATCATAATTACCTCAGTTAAAGCGAGCGGATCCCGTAGGACTCAATGTGATCAGACAGCGTGTCTTCTTTCTCGTACAGCATGGCTCTGCCAACCGCCATAATCAGCGCAACTGCACCGTCAATTTTGTTTTCCGCCTGCTCTTTGACGGGTTTCACCACATCATCGTTACCCGGCATGTTTTTGCCGACCACGTTGCCGATACACCAGGTCATGATGGGATTGCCGTCATGATGAAAACGTCCCGATTCAATGGCTGCTTCCAGCTCTTTCATCGGATCGGACATATTGGTGAAGTTCTGGAAGATAGTGACGGGATTCAGGTCTTCATCAGCAAGGTCATGTGACAGCCCGGTCGCCCCGAAGGGGTCGATGGGTGACTCGCTGACCGGGCTGATTTTGTTCGCCGCTTTGGCCTCTTCGAGGATGTAGCGATAATCCACCTCTGCACCATCGGTAACGGTCAGGGCGCCCATTTCCACCCATTTCTGAAAGCGTTCGGCTGTCCGGCGATCTTCATTTTTCTCGACGCTGTACACCGTGTCATACGGTACCCAGAAACGCGGGGCCACACTGTAGTAATGCGTTTTACCGTCAATCTCGCGGGTATAAAGTCGCGCCATGCTGTTCATATCCAGTTTACGCGCCAGGTCAAAGGCCAGAATGCACGGCTGCCCCTCGAATTGCTCAAGAGTCAGTGATTTATCCTCGCAGCTCTGCCAGCTCACCAGGTTGAAATACGCCGAACGCGCCGACACCCAGATATTGAGGTGTTTTGTTTTAAAGACGTTTGCCAGACGGGCGTTATTTTTCGCACGCTGTTGCTGACTTAACAAAAACTCACGGTAAACCGACACCCCGATATTCGGGTTGGCTTTTTCCAGCACCTGTGGGTTGGTCCAGTCGTCACCTTCGTCAACGGTATAGATGATCCCGAACAGTTCATCGTTGGGTACCGAACCGTTGAGCATCTCGATAACTTCCCGCCGTTTGTCGTAGCACGGCCCCTCAATGTTGTACCCGGCAGTAGTAATGGCCCACATCAGTGGCTGACGTCGCGCCCCCATCCCGGTAAGCATCGTGGTGTAAAGCGCATCGGTGGCGTGCTCGTGATATTCATCCACCACCGCACAGTGAGGTGATGATCCATCACCGGGGTTACCGATCAGCGGTTCAAACCGCGCGCCATCCTCCGGACGGTTCATGTTTGAGGCGTTAACCTCAATCCCGAACGCTTCCGTCAGCATGGGTGTGCGTTTACACATCAGTCGCGCCGGGCGAAAGACTTCCCACGCCTGTTTCTCTGTCGTGGCACCGGAATACACTTCCGCGCCAAACTCGTTATCACAGGCAAAACAATACAGGGCGACACCGGCAGAGATTGCCGATTTGCCGTTCTTACGGGGGATTTCGGTATACACCTCACGGAAGCGGCGCAGCCGGGAGCCTTTATTGACCCAGCCAAACGCGCAGCAGATCACAAAGAGCTGCCACGGCTCCAGCGTGATGGGCATCCTCTTAAATGCCCACTCACCCTTGGTGTGCGGCAACAGCTGAATAAATTTGGCGGCCCGTTCAGCCAAGTCCTTGTCGAAGCGGTAACGAAACGACTTACTTTTTTCCGCCATCAGGTCATCAAGATGGCGCTGGCAGGCCTGAATCACAAACTGGCAGGCCACAATCTTTCCCCGCACGACATCACGGGCATACTGATTGGCAGCATTTACGTTGGGGTAAGATTTCCGGCTCATGATTCGATGATTTTCAGAAACGGGTTAGTGGCTTTCTTCTGCCCCGCCAGGCCTATCAGACGCTGGCGGCTGCTGGGGTCGAGTCCGAGCATTGCCCCCGTGCTGCTCATCTCGGACTCCTGTTCTTTCTTGGCGGTCAGCTCCGGGTTTTTGACCCTGCCGCCCATTGCACCGGTGATGGTGTTGCCCTGGCTGGCAATATTTTTCACGGCACGTCGCCAGAACTCATAGGCCACGCACCACCGCTCAAGTACCGCCAGGTCAGTCACGCACAGCAGGCCCTGACCGCAGAGTTCTTTGGTTGTCAGTTGCCACATGATCGTGGCGAGAGGGAGATCTTCTTCTGCGAACCACTCCGGTGGCTCAACACCTTTGATGGGCGTAAAAACAGGTTCATCTTTGTTCAGGGCTCGCTTGCCGGGGTTTCCGGCCAGCGCCTTGCGCGCCGTTGGCTTGGGGCGACGCCCGGAACGCCCCGCCGTTCCAGCCATATGCGGCACTCCTGGTTAAATTTCATTTTTCGCGGGTATAAAAAAACGATGGGGCGGGCAGTCCGGAAGACGTCAGGCCGCAGGGATTTGACCCGCCCCTCCCCTCAGGCAGTTGAGAATCATTATCACTTCAACCGTTCACGGGCCGTCTTCGCCTTATGACACGGCCAGCACAGACTCTGCAGATTACAGTCGGCATCAGTGCCGCCATGCGCTTTAGGGATGATGTGGTCAACGGTTTTCGCCTCACGTACCACACCACCACGCAGACATAACTGACACAGGCCTTTGTCACGCTTCAGTACACGTTCACGGATAGCATCCCATTTCGAACCGTAGCCGCGCTGATGACGGGACTGGCCTGGCTTGTATTGCCTCCAGCCTTCGCTTTTGTGGCTTTCGCAGTAGCCTGACGGGTCTGTGGTGGTACGGCGGCAGCCACGAACACGGCAGGCTTTTGGGATTCGTGATGGCATATGTACTCCAATGAAGAAGCCACCGACATAGCCTCCTCCATTCATCGTGAAACTATTTTCATCTACCCAGTAATGAATTCTTTGTAGAGTTGTGATCAATACAACTCACTAATGGAGAGGCTTGTCCAACACGTTGGACAAGTTTCCTGTTTGATTTACTGGACACTATAGAAGGACAGAATGCCTTCATCACTCGAATAACATCAATTAAGGAGGTTCAACATGTTTCATTCCACAAATCATCAGGCTGTAATTATGGCTGCATCAGCTTGTGCCACAGACCTTTTCCGCTTCACTTTGAGCCTGATTCATTTCTACCTGACCGGCTCGCCTCTATCTTTTTAATCCCCGCTTTATCCAAATTGCATTGCCAGAATGCCGACAACAGACTGACATTCAAATCCTGACTACCTCCAATAGTCTGACCGTACACCTATATAGTTTTAATTTTCATCAATCCATTTAACTATCGTTTAATTGTTGTCACATAGGATTCTGCCGTTTTTAACAATGCAGGATAATAAGATGAAAAAAATGTTGTTTTCTGCCGCTCTGGCAATGCTTATGACAGGATGTGCTCAACAGACGTTTACTGTTGGAAACAAACCGACAGCAGTAACACCAAAGGAAACCATCACCCATCATTTCTTCGTTTCGGGAATTGGACAGGAGAAAACTGTTGATGCAGCCAAAATTTGTGGCGGCGCAGAAAATGTGGTTAAAACAGAAACCCAGCAAACATTCGTAAATGGATTGCTCGGTTTTATTACTTTAGGCATTTATACTCCGCTGGAAGCGCGGGTGTATTGCTCACAATAATTGCATGAGTTGCCCATCGATATGGGCAGCGCTATCTGCACTGCTCATTAATATACTTCTGGGTTCCTTCCAGTTGTTTTTGCATAGTGATCAGCCTCTCTCTGAGGGTGAAATAATCCCGTTCAGCGGTGTCTGCCAGTCGGGGGGAGGCTGCATTATCCACGCCGGAGGCGGTGGTGGCTTCACGCACTGACTGACAGACTGCTTTGATGTGCAACCGACGACGACCAGCGGCAACATCATCACGCAGAGCATCATTTTCAGCTTTCGCATCAGCTAACTCCTTCGTGTATTTTGCATCGAGCGCAGCAACATCACGCTGACGCATCTGCATGTCAGTAATTGTCGAGCTCGCCAGCTTCAGTTCTCTGCCATTTTTGTCGCGCTGGGCTTTGTAGGTAATGGCGTTATCGCGGTAATGATTAACAGCCCATGACAAGCAAACGATGATGCAGATAACCAGAGCGGAAATAATCGCGGTTACTCTGCTCATACCTCAATCTCTCTGACCGTTCCGCCTGCTTCTTTGAATTTTGCAATCAGGCTGTCAGCCTTATGCTCGAACTGACCATAACCAGCGCCCGGCAGTGAAGCCCAGATATTGCTGCAACGGTCAATTGCCTGACGAATATCACCGCGATCAATCATCGGTAAAGCGCCACGCTCTTTAATCTGCTGCAATGCCACAGCGTCCTGGCTTTTCGGAGAGAAGTCTTTCAGGCCAAGCTGCTTACGATAGGAATCCCACCAACGGGAAAGAAGCTGGTAGCGCCCGGCTGCTGTTGATTTGAGTTTTGGGTTTAGCGTGACAAGTTTGCGAGGGTGATCGGAGTAATCAGTAAACAGTTCACCACCAACAATAACGTCATAACCGTGGTTACGTGTCGGTTGTCGCCCGTTATCCGTTCCTTCTGACCATGCCACCATATCAAGGAAAGCTTTACGCTGGGAATTTAGAGCCTGCATAAATTACTCCTTCGAGCTACCAAATTTATTACCGATTACTCGCATTGCAGCCCCACGAATAGCATCGACACCGATCAGCCCCACGCCACCACCAATGGCAACAGAAAGCGATTTAGGCCATCCGACATACTCAAGCGCGGATGCAAAAGTCAGCGTCAGAGCACCACAGAGCAAAATCTCGAGCGTTTTTCGCTTCCAGCCACCACCACCACCAAAATAAGCAATACGCAAACCAGCCATAACGATCGACATAATCACTGCGCCAAGAGGCGTATCTCCACGCCACCAGCTCTGGAAAATCTCCAGCCAATCCGGCCATGTGTTTGGATTATGGGGCATGAATATCGTCTCTCACCTCGTAAGTTATGCAGGCGACATATAAAAAGTTAAATAAAATAGTTGAATCAGATTGAGACATGGAAAAGGCTCGCCTGTGCGAGCCTTTTATTTAGGTAGAGTGTTATAATAAAATCAAATTTACATTATCTTCTTCCAAAAAGAAGATAATCATCATATCCTTCAGAGCTCCTGATAAGCAGGTTGCAATTTTTCACACCACTGCCTTAAAGTAGAAGCCCTTCTCTTTATTGTTTTGGAGCTGAGAGATATACATCTATCTTGCAAAAATCGTTCAGCTGTAAGTGGATCGAGCTCAGAAAGATTTTTAGCTTGACTCCAGGTAATCCACGCCCACCCGCAATGACTTGTTTCAAAACCGCGTGCAGCGATTCTTAGTCTCTTATCATAGTCAGATTCAACCAATTGCTGACCAAGAGCTGAAACAGAACCATTACTATTTAGTAACCCAAGTATTTTGGCCGCATGAATATAATACAATATATGTCGATTATCCAGACCAGTACTAATCAGGTTCAGATGCTTCTCTTGCCATTTTAATTCAACTATCTTAAACACTTGTTCAATTAGGTTAGCCTGCGGTACCTGATAACTACTAACAACTTGAGTAGCCATTTTAATCAATGTGCCAGAATAGAACTCAGCATCAGTTTTTCTGACTCTAAGAATAATATCATCAGTCACATTACTTTTTAGTTCAAAACATGAACTTGTCTCTATCACACTTTCAAATAAAGCAGATAACATCTGAACATCGATATTATTCTGTTTAACAAAACCAATAATATCTTTTCTTGATAGAATCAGCTCATTTAGTTTTTTCAGCAATGGTTCAATTTGCTGCATTTTATCTGCCTTGAATGAAAGAACAAATGAACCAGGACGTCCAGATACTGGACTCATTACATCTTTTTCATCAAATGCAGCTAATATTGATGAATAGAAATCATTAAAACACTCAAAAAGCTTCGAGACGCCTTTTAAAACCAAGGGTTCCACAGAAGTTGCTGTTTTCTCCACATGAATCTCATGCGTAGAGAATTCTACCTCCTTTCCAATTTTACCATTAGGTAATACAGGAAGAACACTACTAATATATAAGTTAGGTTCTGGAATTTTTATCTTCTCATTTAACTCAGAAACATTTATTTTTATTTCATCAACATGATTATCTTCATAGTAAATATTAAACTGATAGCAAAGCTTTTGTTCTTGATACACTAAAACACTTCTAATATCAATTCTTTTACGCTCGAAGTGCTCCAACCTATCTTTTGAAATCGGTATGATAATCCATTTATCATAATCTTCTTCGTCGCCAATCCAATAGACAACAAACATGCTATTTATTTCATTAGACACAGAGAAAAGTTTTGGCTCTTCGAAGAACTCATAAATTTTTTGCATATATAATGTGCCGAACACACTATCTTCCAAAAAAATATTGCTCATCTAACCACCTCTCTTATACAGGTGAATTTTTCATGAACTCGAGCATCTTTACAAAGCCAAATGGTAAAATGAGTCGAATCAGGAGCTCCTGTTTTTAGCATTCTTCCATCCTGTGGATTCAACTCGCCTTTAGCAATAAACCTTTCACCTATTCCTTCAGGAAATTTATTAAATACATTTACCAGTGATGTTTCGTCCATGAACATAGAAACACCATAGCAGCATTTCAATTGTAACCCTTGGAACTTTTTCATTCTTTTTGGGTTTTCTTCTTTCATGTTTAAAAAACAAGCTTTCCCAGGTGGATTATTTCTGGCTAAGCGATAAAAAACCCCTTCAGCATCCAAGGACTCTTTTGGAGGAACATCTGCAGGAAAATAATCGGGAAAAATCTGTTGGGCAGAGTCTTCAAGAACCTGCTGTGCATTTTTAGTCATACAATACGCTACCCAAGTAATTAACAAAAATCTGCCAATTTATTGGATATACACGTCCCAAATCCCTTGGCATCGTATTGAATATAACAACAAGCACATTAATCACATATGCAATAAAGGCATAAAAAATACAACACATATAGCAAAAAGAAATCAAAAACAATATACGGGATGATGCGGATTTTTTTTATCTATATATAGTGGCTGGGCATAAGAATTGTTATAAAGTTGGCGTCCCTTGCTCCCATGTAATCATATGAAACACAGGATATAATTCCTGAAGGTAATCACATACTTCCCTAGATACATAGATGAGAGACTAAAATAAAACCTACCGCCAAGAACTATGCTTTTTTCAACCAATCGTACTCTCTGCCCTGTCTAAAAGGCGGCCATTCAAAGCAAGTACTTTTTTATGTTTATCAAGAAGCTACTAAGACTATTCAGAACTGATATTTGGATAACAAAATACCTACTTGATGGCGGGTTCTTGAAGATTCTCAACGGCAGACATACAAAGCCCATCGTTGAGAAAATCTTATCCATATTTTTTGAAAAATGCAAGCTTCATGTCGCTATCTTCGGCGAAAATCACTTATCTCGTCACCTTTCTCAATTGTGTTTCAGCATATGCTTCTTCCTGCCAGCACTTTGTTACTAGTTTATCAATTACGTCTGCATATCCTTTGTACCACTGATAATCAGTCAGGTCTGGAACCAGCTTCTGGACATGACGTCGTGCCAGTGTAGTCGGTAAACGGCTAAACCGGTTTCCATTGCAACGCCCACAAGTCTTATAAACAGGCGTGCCATGAAGCCGGGTTCTTTTTTCATCCAGGACAATACCTTTACCCTTACACCCTCTGCACGCCGTGCTGACTTCTCCCTTGCCATGACAATGCTGACACAGTTCCTTCACCCACTCTTCTTTGATAACGGATTCCCCGCTTCTGGAATGTTTCACCACTTCGCGCAATACATTATGAAATCCAGTACCAGCACAATGCTCACAGCGAGCCTTACTTGCCGCAGACCTGGAATAATCAGCAAAGGCAAAACTCACAAGGTAAGGGATGATCTGTAACCGGGTTTCTTCACTCAATTTGTTCAATGTCGGGTTATCCATTGCCATCGCGTAATTGAGCAGACCTTCAATCGCAAACTGAGGATCCTGAACACCAACTTTTGCCAGGAATAAGGCAAACCCAAGCGGTGCTTTCGACTGCACCATCCCCTGCGCAGCCATCACATCCGTAATCGTTAAACCACCTGAGCCTGTCGCCGGTGCGTCATCGCTCAATTTTGGAGATTTTGGGGAGTAATATTTTGGTAAGGCTTCAAGGTTCATGCTCGTTCTCCACTTACGCCAGTACGCCTATTGCCAGCGCATGATCGATAAAACGAAATATCAGCTCCAGCTGGGAGCCATACATCTCTTCAAATGCCACGGTATCCGCATGCAGCTCGTCGTGATGCTTTCTGCACAAAGGCAACACAAAGAGGTCATGCGCTTTTGTACCCATTCCACCCTGACCGTGGCCTATCAGGTGGTGGGGATCATCAGCAGGCTTTCCACAACATGCACACGGCTGTGTCTTAACCCAGCGCGTGTACTTTTCATTAACCCAGCGGCGACGTTTTGGGCGTAACATAAAAGACTCCGGCGACTCTGGATCCACTTTCAGCGCCAGCACCTTTTTCGCTTTATCCTGGATAATGCTGGTGGCAGGAACCGAAGGAACAAGGTCACTCTCCCGGGTGACAGACGGCACAACAGGCTTAGGTAATCTCAGTGCCTTACGGGCTGCACTTTCCGGTAAGGCATCAGCCAGGTCATTACGAACCAGCCACCAGCACAGTTCCGGCATTGTTACAACGTGACTGTCATCAAAACCGAGATCACGGCGCACAACAGATAACACCCAGCGGGCACAGTTATCCGTTGCCATTGATTCCAGCCGTTCCGTGAACTGATCGCGCAGCTGGTTATCGCAGTGCCAGCACAGACGGATTGCGCCCGGCGCGTGTCGCATTGTGGTCATGTTCTCGCTGTGCCAGTCGGAATGAGGCCATTGGCAGCCTTTTTCACGAAGTAACCAGCTTTCAAGACATTCCACTCCACCAGCACGACGGATCACTGCCTCATTGCGGAACACGGCCCGAACGGCAGGCTCATCCGCCAGCGGTTGTGATGCCGCCGGAACGGCACCACTGGCGAAAGATGAATAACGTTCCGGCTCAGGCTCCAGCAGGACACGCCCCTGCATAAACAGGGGCATCAGCTCTGAACCTGGTCTGAACAATACGATCCCCATACGCGGGGCAATTTCAGGGGTCAGTAGTGCTCTCACGGTCACCTCAATGAACGGTATCGAGCAGCTTTAACAGCTCAGTGAATCGGGATTCGAAGAAATGCGGCTGCGTCTCGCGCGGATTTGCAGGACTGGTGATGTTCTTGCCGAACATGCAGCCTTTCGCTGTCAGCGACCAGAATTTTTTGATGTTGTTAATCGAGGTACGGCTGTATCGTTCGCGCTGCTCGACGATCCCCAGCTTCACCATCTGGTGATATGCCTGATTAGCCGTAAGGCGGATACCATACTGTTTCAGCAGTGCACTCAGCGACAGCGTGGGGCGACTTGAGCCATCAGGCGCGTCAGCAGGAGCATCAATGGCATAGCGCGGTGCCAGATTCGGTAAGCCAACAGCCTCCTGGAGTTTCTGACAGGCACCAAGCACAGATGAGTTAGACAGGTTTAACTCCCGACGCATAAAGTCCAGCAGAATCACACCAGCCTGCATCTTGTCAGCAGCCTGCCCGGATAATTTTTCCGGTGCGCTGGTTACCATATCGAAAGTACGGATCACCTTCAGATGGAATGACGGGCTGATCCACATTGCATAGGCATACACCAGTTCTTTGCAGACATACGTCCCCTGGTTATTTCCGCCATTAATGACGCTAACTGGTTGATTTTGTTCCAGAGGCGGAATTCCACCCTCGGTGAAAAGTTGTTCAATCAATTCACAGGTTTGCTTATTGGAGAGCCAGTATTTCGGGCGGTTTTTTTGTTCTCCCCCGGCTGCCCTGTGCAGATCGTTCAGGCTGTAACGCCCATAAGCATCACGACGAACTTCAATACCATCAATGACCATCAGATTATTCATACTTCGTTTCTCCTCTTGCTCAGGCGGCTGCACCCGCCGTTTTCTCGTACTTACTGATAGTGATCTCGACCTTCCCTTCCGGGATAACCGGTCCCCACTCCACCAGCATTCTTTTCACCTGACTGTCGTCTTCCCACACACCCGCGTGGGTCAGAACGTCAAACAGCGCCTTGTTATAGTTGTCCAGATCGCGGATCCTGTTATCCGGAGGAAACAACACGATCTCCACTGAAGCAGGTGCCGACGTTGGTTTCGGCAGACGACGTAACTGTTCAACTATTGCTGCGCACGCCGCGCTCTGAAATTTTCGCCCCGCCGCGCTTATCAGGCTCTTACCTGCAAACGCCCCTTTGTTGGGGTGTCGCCAGTACGTGTTCACGCTGGGCGGAAAAGGCAGGATCAGCTTCATGCCACTATCTCCCTGACCAGCCGTTCTGCCTGCTGGCGAACCTGCGCCAGAAACGCCTCACCACATGCCTCAAGTTCATCGCGCCCGATGTAGCTGATTGCCGGTCCCTTCCAGGTCTTATCGAAAACAGCAATAGCACCAGCGAAGAAAGCACCTGTCGGCACCTGCTTCTCGTCTTTCGGGATAAACCAGGCAGGCAGTTCAAAACCAATACGCCCGCGAATAAAAGCAATATGGTCTGCATCTTCCGGCCACCACACTTCGCTGGTGGCAGCTTTGATCAGGAAAACATAGCGCCCGCCTTTATCACGCATAGCACTGGCATGTTTCATGATGTAACGCATGCCGGTGATGTATTGCCCCTCATGCTGACTGGCGCGACTGTATGGGGGATTACCAAAGGCAGCACCTTTAAGCTCCGCAAGACGTTCTGACCAGTCATGCGCCAGCGCGTTGTCTTCCGCCGTGTAATACGCAGCACATTTGGTGTTATCACCGTCAGTGAACAGATCCAGAACAAACGGGCCAAACAGGGTGTTAATTCCCCAGAAAATGTTGTCCGGCGTGCGCCACTGATCGCCCACTTCCTTCAGTTCATGGGCTGGTTTGTTCCGCAGTTCCACCAGCGCCTGGCAATATTTATTACTCATTAAGCCCCCACGTAATTCCCTGACAGATACCACTCATCACCCGGTACAGCGCGCTTGCTGCTTTTCCGTAAACACCGCTCACGACGCGCAAGAAAATTGTTTCGCTCTGGCTGGGAGTGGCTTTCACGGAATGCCGCCATCCACACCGTTGCAGCACGACGGTATAAGCCCCTCGACTCCAGTTCTTCCGCCTGGCGGGTCAGGCACAAAATCACCCGGGGATCGTTAGTGCCGACATAGAAATTGCGCACAGGTCTGGTTTCACGAACTGGTTGCGGTTCCGCCTCCGGCGATATCTTTGTCTGGCGCGGGAAATGTCTGCGTGTATCCCCTTCACAACGGTGAGCCACACGCCCACTCTGACGTAACTTGCTTGCTGACTGCAGAACGCGCTGCCGTGAGTAACCTACAAAAGCATCAGCAATGTCTCCGGAAGTACACCCTGGATGGGCTTCAATGAATTTCTGAACTTCATTCAAAAGACTCATAATCACCCCCTGAATCCTGCCGGGATCTGGCTGTAGTCCACATTGTCGTAACTGGCTTTGAAGTACGGGTCTTCACGTTTTTCTGTGTGCGTGCTGACGGACGGCGATAAGCGCAGGGAAAGCTCATCCCATTTTTCCCGCAACTTCGACGGGCTGAGCACGTTACGGCACCAGAACGGATCGCGGCTGACGCGGCTGTACATCTCGCAGATTTGTTTGTGAGTACGACCATCCTGCACACACATCAGGCGAATTTCGTTTGCCCAGGCTGTCCAGTTCGGTTCTTTGGGACGAATCACCTCGCCGTCACATTCGGCGGCCTGCTCGTACAGGGCGATGATTTTTTTCCAGAGCCACTGTGCGCAGGTCAAATCATCCTGCGTTCCCCACTGGCGCTTTTTAGGGCTGAATACAACCGCATCAGGATGGCGAGTTAAAAAATACTGTTCAGCCGTCTGCGTGTCCGGTTGCGAAGCGTCCGGACGAGAAGGTTTTTTATCTGACGGATCATGTTTTGATTTTACTGACGGATCCCCGCCAGATTCTGACGGGTGAAAACCCGCTTTTTTGCCAGATTTCGACGCATCAAATTTTGACGGGTCAGATTTTGATGCGTCAGATTTTGACGGGTCAGAATCTGACAGTTGAGAAAATGCCGCTGCCTGAAGCTTCGCAACGTTAAGCTGATAAACATTCGACGCATTGCGGTTACCCTGGCGACGCGCCTTACGCGTTAACCAGCCTTCTGCTTCCAGCCGTGCGATAGCCGTTCTGACGGTACTCATCCCCGCGCCAATCTGACGGGCAATGGTTTCAATTGATGGCCAGCACACACCTTCGTCATTACTGAAATCAGCCAGGCGGGCCATAATTGCCACGCTGGATAACTTCATGCCTGATGCAGCGCAACCATCCCATACATAGCCGGTTAATTTAGTGCTCATGACCGACCTCTATTTCCCTGAATTTACGACGAAACTGTTCGAGCGGACTGAAGCATTCATGCTCATAACCTTCGCGGAGGTAGATAACCCGTTGTGTTTCCGGCTCCCAACGAATGACTCTGACGGGCACTCCGTAGTGATCTTTGAACCAGCGGTTAACTTGTCGCAAAGGACCGTCTCCTTCTGCCGGTTGAAATCACCCACAGCCCACTCTGCAAAGCTGTGGGTTACAATTTCCCTGTCACCTGGTACATTCACTGCATAGCAATATTCCACCTTCGCTTTTCCACCCGGTACAGGAAGCGCAATCAGTTGCGAGCGACGGTAGTGTGTTGTTAAACTGTTCATGCGTTAGTTTCTCCACAACCAGAAGCAATCGACGCCACGACGCCCGGAGCTGCACACTCGCGGGCGTCATTACTTTCTGAAATGCAAAAAATTTTGTAGACAAGTGCTGCATGCTCCTGCAGCTTCGAAATTGAGAGATACAGCTCGTCGTTAATTGCTGTCTTCTCATGCGGTTCCACTACACCGTCTTCGATTGCTGAACGAATCTGTTTTGAATAACTGCCGATCTGTTCAATGACTTCCAGCAGACGCTGGTTAATATCGGCGTTGTCCACATCCTCGACGTCAGGAAGAGACACAAAGACGCCATTTGCAGACTGCGCCACAGCATCAGCAATGAAGTGAGTGCCACCAGCACGCTGTAAAACCATTGCCCATCCCAGCGGGAAAATCTGATCGCCATCTGCACGAAGGCGGTTGAATAAAGCGTTTTCTGTTACATCGAGCCAATCAGCCGCTTCAGCGTAACCACCCGGCAACGCCGCGATAGTTTTTCTGACAGCTTTCACGTACCACTCAGGCTGTTTTTCTATTTTCCAGTGATGCTTACCCACGATTAGCCTCATCGTTCTGTGGTTAAAAATTGAAAGTGTTCTGCTAATCTTTCGGATAGATATCCGGTCTTAAGTCAGATTTCGTAATTGCACCTGACGTGCATTGCTCAAGTTTTTTAGCCAGCACAAAACTGGCTTTTTTATAGCCATTGAAAACCAGCCGTAAGTAGCCAGGTGTTGAGCCAACTTTTCCGGCCAACTCGCCCTGCTGTTCTTTGGTTAAAGAGTCCCAATACGCTTTCATACAATATGTACCTCCGGTGTACATATTACATGATTGAAATGAACCTTCAAGATACTTGTACCTTAACGGTACAAGGGTTTTAATTTCGTTATGAAAACAATCCATGACATCCGGCGGTCTAACGCCAGAAAACTGAGAGATGGTGTTGGCGGGAATTCTTCCTTTGCCACTATGATTGATCGCGAGCCAACCCAGACCAGCAGGTTTATGGGAGATGGTGCTACTAAAAATATCGGTGACAGCATGGCACGACACATCGAAAAATGTTTCGACCTGCCTGTCGGATGGCTCGATCAAGAACACCAGACAACGAACATCACAAAAAAACCTGATGTTTCAATCACTAATAAACAAATCACATTAGTCCCTGTCATATCATGGGTACAGGCCGGAGCATGGAAAGAAGTTGGATATTCTGAGGTTGATTTGAGCACAGCAGAAACGTATCCCTGCCCTGTACCCTGTGGGGAAATGACTTATATCTTGCGGGTGATAGGTGATTCAATGATTGATGAGTACCGCCCGGGAGACATGATTTTTGTCGATCCTGAAGTACCTGCCTGCCACGGTGACGACGTTATTGCATTGATGCACGATACAGGTGAAACCACCTTCAAAAGGTTGATAGAAGATGGGACACAGCGTTATCTCAAAGCGTTAAACCCAAACTGGCCTGAGCCTTACATTAAGATCAACGGTAATTGCTCTATAATTGGAACTGTGATTTTCTCAGGAAAACCAAGAAGATACAAAATCAAAGCCTAATCAATGTTTATGAACCTGCTTCGGCAGGTTTTTTTATACTTGACAATGTACCTATGAGATACATAATGTACCCAAGAGAAACAACAAACAGGCAGGTCGCCCACGAAGTAGCCGCCTGGGGCATATGAAGTCCAGGATGATTCGTTGAGTCATGTTGTGCCACTAGGCACTCATGTTAAAGCAGGTGTATGAAATGAAAGTCCAGATTTTAAACAATAACTGTGAAGTCGTTTGGTCATACGACATAGCCGCCCCTGTAGATCAGAGCGGCGATAGCTGGACCAATGGGAAACATCAGATTATGGCTGGAGTTGTGTTCTCTTTACGCCGTGCTTTGGAACAGGCTGAAGTATTTCCATCAGACCCTGAATGGAAATGGCCTTTTTCTATTTGTCCAAATTCGGAGAGCACATTTCAGAAAATTGGTCAGAAAGTCGCACTCGAAGAGCATCAGCCAACTGTTTCCTGATTTTTTCAGGTAACTCGTCGGCATCGCAGAAACAACAACGCTCGATCATGTTGAAAGCCGATTCGTAGAACTGTTTCTGCTGAGTGTCGCTGAGACAGGAAAAGAGCGACGTTACGATGATTTTATTAATTGCATTATCAAGTTCTTTTTCATCAAAAGTCATTTGATTTTCCTTTTATGTATACGGGCTTAAAAGGATACCACCGAGCCTGAAGTGGTGAAAAGACAGGCACATAACAGCTAAATATTTTCAACCAGAGAGAATCCTTAGCGTTGTGGTGAATGCGGCTCAGCGCACGCGGGTTAAGGTTGAGGCTGACAGTCGACCTTCTGTGGATACCCACCCGTCTGGTGTGCAACCTTCGCCAGGCACCGGGAGGCACCCGGCACCACAACTTTATGCTGTGTGTAGTCCTGGCGGTACCAGTTTGTACCATTGCTTCCGGCTGGTACCGTCCTTTTTACAAAACAGAGAAGAGCATCACCGGACGACGGGCTCATAACCCAATCCATCCGGGCGGCTGCCACCGCAGGTGTTCTTCTCTGTTTTGTGGAGAAACCAACCGACCTTGCAGGGTCGATATGATGAGGAGCAGCAAAATGGCTAGCGAACGCAGTACTGATGTGCAGGCATTTATCGGGGAGCTGGACGGCGGCGTATTTGAAACCAAAATCGGCGCAGTTCTCAGTGAAGTCGCTTCCGGTGTGATGAACACGAAAACCAAAGGGAAGGTCTCACTCAACCTGGAAATCGAACCATTTGATGAGAACCGTGTGAAAATCAAACACAAACTCTCATATGTTCGCCCGACTAACCGCGGGAAAATTTCCGAAGAAGACACCACCGAAACGCCGATGTATGTCAATCGCGGTGGTCGCCTGACTATTCTGCAGGAAGACCAGGGACAATTACTGACTCTTGCCGGTGAACCTGACGGAAAACTCCGCGCAGCAGGTCATTAATATCGTTTTTAATAAACTGATTATTTCTCTCATCACTGAATATTTTTATATAGTGAGGACTTATTATGTCTCAGAACTTAGACGCAACCGCAATTAATCAAATCCATGCCCTTATTTCTGCTCAGGGTGTTAATGAAATTATCAGTAAGATTGGTGCCGATGCTGTGGCATTGCCTGAGAATTTCCGCATTCATGATCTGGAAAAATTTAATTTAAATCGTTTCCGTTTCCGTGGTGCGCTTTCCACTGCCAGCATCGATGACTTTACTCGTTATTCTAAAGATCTTGCAGATGAAGGCACCCGCTGCTTTATCGATGCCGATAATATGCGTGCCGTCAGTGTGCTTAACCTGGGTACTATTGATGAGCCAGGTCACGCAGATAACACTGCCACTCTCAAACTGAAAAAGACAGCACCGTTCTCTGCTCTGTTGTCTGTTAACGGCGAGCGTAACTCCCAGAAGTCACTGGCAGAATGGATCGAAGACTGGGCCGACTACCTTGTGGGCTTTGATGCTAATGGTGATGCCATTCAGGCAACAAAAGCGGCTGCGGCAGTCCGTAAAATCACGATTGAAGCAAACCAGACCGCTGATTTTGAAGACAATGACTTCAGCGGCAAACGCTCCCTGATGGAGTCTGTCGAAGCGAAGACCAAAGATATTATGCCTGTGGCATTTGAATTTAAATGCGTTCCGTTTGAAGGCCTGAAAGAACGTCCGTTTAAATTACGCCTCAGCATTATCACTGGCGATCGTCCTGTACTGGTTCTGCGCATTATTCAGCTGGAAGCAGTGCAGGAAGAAATGGCTAACGAATTTCGTGATCTGCTTGTTGAGAAATTCAAGGACAGCAAAGTAGAAACCTTTATTGGTACTTTCACCGCCTGATTTCATTACTGCAAATGCCCCTGCGGGGGCATTTATGGAAACGTAATTGACTCAATAATCGCCGGATGGTGAGGGCTTCCTTTTACCAGAATTCAGCGCGGTGCAGCGCATATACGTGGAGAACAAAATGTCATTTATTAAAACTTTTTCCGGGAAGCATTTTTATTATGACAGGATAAATAAAGACGACATCGTTATTAACGATATCGCGGTTTCTCTTTCAAATATCTGTCGCTTTGCAGGACATCTTTCACATTTCTACAGCGTCGCCCAACATGCGGTGCTTTGCAGCCAACTGGTACCGCAGGAATTTGCTTTTGAAGCGTTAATGCATGATGCAACAGAAGCGTATTGCCAGGACATCCCGGCGCCACTGAAACGCCTTCTTCCTGACTATAAACGGATGGAAGAAAAAATAGACGCCGTAATCCGTGAGAAATACGGGTTACCCCCGGTTATGAGTACCCCCGTGAAATATGCCGATCTCATCATGCTGGCAACCGAACGCCGCGATCTCGGGCTTGATGATGGCTCTTTCTGGCCTGTGCTGGAAGGTATCCCGGCAACAGAGATGTTCAACGTGATTCCACTGGCTCCAGGCCATGCCTACGGGATGTTTATGGAACGCTTTAACGAATTATCGGAGTTACGCAAATGCGCATGAATGTTTTCGAAATGGAAGGGTTTCTTCGCGGGAAATGTGTACCGCGAGATCTGAAAGTGAATGAAACGGATGCTGAATACCTGGTGCGTAAATTCGATGCGCTTGAAGCTAAATGTGCAGCACAGGAAAACAAAGTAATACCAGTGTCAACTGAACTGCCACCAGCAAATGAAAGTGTTTTGTTATTCGATGCTAACGGAGAAGGCTGGCTAATTGGCTGGCGTTCTCTCTGGTACACCTGGGGACAAAAAGAAACCGGAGAATGGCAGTGGACATTTCAGGTCGGGGACCTTGAAAACGTCAATATCACTCACTGGGCAGTAATGCCAAAAGCACCGGAGGCTGGAGCATAATGACCACTTTTACCGACAAAGAACTGATTAAAGAAATTAAAGAGCGTATCAGCAGCCTTGACGTGCGAGACGATATTGAGCGCCGTGCTTATGAAATCGCACTCCTATCTCTGGAAGTAGAACCAGATGAACGCGAAGCTTATGAATTATTCATGGAAAAGCGTTTTGGTGACTTAGTAGATCGTCGGAGAGCAAAAAACGGCGATAACGAATACATGGCATGGGATATGACTCTCGGTTGGATCGTCTGGCAGCAACGAGCTGGTATCCATTTTTCAACAATGTCACAGCAAGAGGTGAAATAATGGAGCCATACAGCCTCACACTCGATGAGGCCTGTCATTTTCTCAAGATATCCAGACCGACTGCCATTAACTGGATACGCACAGGGCGTCTTCAGGCAACACGCAAAGATCCCACTAAGAATAAATCTCCTTACCTCACAACACGACAAGCCTGCATTGCGGCTCTTCAGTCTCCGCTGCATACTGTCCAGGTGAGCGCGGGTGATGGCATAACAGAGGAAAGAAAATGTCACTCTTCCGCAGAGGTGAAATATGGTACGCCAGTTTCACATTGCCGAACGGTAAAAGATTTAAACAGTCTCTTGGAACAAAGGACAAAAGGCAGGCGACAGAACTCCATGACAAGCTAAAGGCTGAAGCATGGCGGGTCAGCAAACTTGGTGAAATACCTGATATAACGTTCGAGGAAGCGTGTGTCAGGTGGCTTGAAGAGAAAGCACATAAAAAATCACTGGACGATGACAAAAGCCGGATCGGATTCTGGCTTCAACATTTCGCAGGAATGCAACTAAGAGACATTACTGAATCAAAAATTTATTCAGCAATGCAGAAAATGACGAACCGGCGTCATGAGGAAAACTGGAAACTCAGGGCAGAAGCATGCAGAAAAAAAGGGAAACCTGTTCCAGAATACACGCCAAAACCAGCGTCCGTTGCAACGAAGGCTACGCATCTTTCATTTATAAAGGCCCTACTAAGAGCCGCAGAGCGTGAATGGAAAATGCTGGATAAGGCACCAATTATTAAAGTGCCTCAACCAAAGAATAAACGGATCCGCTGGCTGGAGCCCCATGAAGCACAAAGGCTGATTGATGAATGTCCGGAGCCATTAAAGTCTGTTGTTGAATTTGCACTGGCAACAGGTTTAAGACGCTCGAACATCATCAACCTTGAATGGCAACAAATAGATATGCAGCGCCGGGTTGCATGGATAAACCCGGAAGAGAGTAAATCAAACCGCGCAATCGGCGTTGCGCTGAATGATACTGCATGTCGCGTTTTGAAAAAACAAATCGGGAATCATCACCGTTGGGTATTTGTGTACAAGGAAAGCTGTACCAAACCAGACGGAACGAAAGCGCCAACAGTAAGGAAGATGCGGTATGACGCAAACACAGCCTGGAAAGCGGCGCTGAGACGAGCTGGTATTGATGATTTCAGATTTCACGACTTGAGACACACCTGGGCAAGTTGGCTGGTTCAAGCCGGAGTCCCGTTGTCAGTGTTACAGGAAATGGGTGGCTGGGAGTCTATCGAAATGGTTCGTCGATATGCTCACCTCGCGCCTAATCACCTTACCGAACACGCACGGCAAATAGACTCGATTCTGAACCCATCGGTCCCAAATTTGTCCCAGTCAAAAAATAAGGAAGGTACTAATGATGTGTAACTTATTGATTTAAATGGTGCCGATAATAGGAGTCGAACCTACGACCTTCGCATTACGAATGCGCTGCTCTACCAACTGAGCTATATCGGCCCTGAAAAGGACATGTTCACGAACGTGAATCACGGTGGACAAGGTTAAAACTAACCGGGCGATGCGTCAATGGCCTTGTGAATCAAATGGCTACTTTTGCATCACCCGGTTTTATTTACGCACGAACGGTGTAATCACCAATACCGATCCACTTGTAGGTGGTCAGCGCTTCCAGCCCCATTGGTCCGCGTGCGTGGAGTTTTTGCGTGCTTACCGCCACTTCTGCGCCAAGACCAAACTGGCCGCCGTCGGTGAAACGTGTAGACGCGTTAACGTAAACAGCAGAGGAGTCCACTTCATTGACAAAACGCTGGGCATTGCGCATATCACGCGTCAGGATCGCATCGGAGTGTTGCGTCCCGTGTTCACGAATATGGGCGATGGCGTCGTCAAGATCGCTGACGATTTTGACGTTCAAATCTAACGACAGGAATTCATCGTCATACTCTTCCGCCTTAACAGCCACCACTTTCGCAGATCCTGCCTGCAACTGCGCCAGTGCCGCAGCATCGGCGTGTAACGTCACGCCGCTTTCCGCCATTTGCTTGCTTAACGCAGGCAGGAAGTTATCAGCGATGTTTTTATTCACCAGCAACGTTTCTACCGTATTGCAGGTACTCGGACGCTGGGTTTTCGCGTTGACGATCACTTTCAGGGCTGCAGAAATGTCAGCACTTTCATCAACGTAAATATGGCAGACGCCAATGCCGCCAGTGATCACCGGAATTGTCGACTGCTCGCGGCACAGCTTATGCAAACCAGCACCACCACGCGGGATCAACATGTCGATGTATTTATCCATGCGCAGCATTTCACTCACCAGTGCGCGATCCGGATTATCAATCGCCTGCACTGCGCCTGCCGGTAAACCGCAGGATTTCAGGGCGTCCTGAATCACCGCTACCGTTGCAGCGTTAGTGCGACAGGTTTCTTTGCCGCCGCGCAGGATCACCGCGTTACCGGTTTTCAGACACAGCGAAGCGACATCAACTGTCACGTTCGGACGCGCTTCATAAATTACACCTATAACACCCAGCGGCACGCGGCGACGCTCCAGACGCAGGCCGCTGTCCAGCACACCTCCATCAATCACCTGCCCTACCGGATCAGCAAGATTACACACCTGCCGCACATCGTCGGCAATGCCTTTCAGGCGCGCGGGCGTTAACGCCAGACGGTCAAGCATCGCTTCGCTAAGGCCATTGGCACGCGCGTCAGCAACATCCTGGGCGTTAGCATCGAGGATGCTTTCGCTCTGTGCTTCCAGCTCATCAGCGATCTTTTCCAGCACGCGATTTTTTTCGCGGCTGGAGAGTTGCGCTAATTTATACGAGGCTTGCTTCGCAGCAATGCCCATTTGTTCCAGCAT